TAAGCCTGGAGCCTCAAGCCGAAGGCTTGGTCTCGTGAAATCACGAGAAAGAGGCCCCGAGGGCCTCCCTCGGTCTAAATGTTTAAGCCTGGAGCCTCACGAGAAAGAGGCCCCGAGGGCCTCCCTCGGTCTAAATGTTTAAGCGAGGGCGTGAAGAAACCTTTTCACACGCAGGACAACCCGCCAGGAAAAATGGAGGTAATGTATGCGTGTGAGGAGTGACCACCCCTGCATGGTCGAGACCAGGCTCGTCTTTCATCCTCACAATTGGCTTTTGGTCCCTGTGTGACTTGCAGTAGCCCTCGAACCTCGCGTGCCGTGTACACCTCTTGCCCGAGCCAATCAGGCCGAGACACTGACCAGTAGTAACCTCAAGGGTCGCCGTCTCCTTCATCAGTTTCTCATAGGAGAGCCGATATGTTTTTGAGATGTGATGCAAGACAACCGCCAGACGATCAGAGACCCGGCGGTCGACCTCTGTCTCAACGGCTTGCATGATTGTTTGTTCCATCTCCTTACTCATGACTCGACCGCCTTCTTAAAATAAGAATCTATACTTTTCATCTTGGAATCGTACGTGCCTTTTTTGTTGCCCGCCGTTGCCGCCCCAAATATGAGACGCTCGGGACAAGCACCCACAAGGGGTTCAAGCAGGTCACATATGGGCTTCTTCATCTGGTTCAAGAAATAGTATTGGTAGTCGATCGGAACGCCCTTCTCTTTGGCCCATTCAGGGTCCTCCGCCTTCTCATAGAGCTTTCCTGGGCCCTTGGCAGCCACAAAGGCAACACGGTCACCTTGCTGAGGCTCCGAGCCTGGTGCTCTAGAGCGAATTTTGTCCCTTACGGCCACATGCGGCATAGGAACCTTGTAGTCGGAACCAAGCTGCTTGCTCATCAGAAGCTTATCGACTGTGACCTTCCCGGAGGAGAGATCCTCAGAAGCCTGGCGAGCGAATGCTATGACGGGCCTCGGGTCGCTACTCTCGAGCATCATATCTAGAAGCTTCTTGAGCGTCTCGCGGACAAAGGGGCAACTATCTCTCCGAACAACCTGGAGACCCTTGATGTCCACCTTTTTGAAGACGACAACCGTTGAGCCGTCTGGCCGTGTCTTTCCCTCCCACATCTTGGCTGCGTAGCGCTTCTTGCTGTACAGAAAGTAGGGACAGTAGACCTTCTCGAGCTCTAGATCATTCGGCGCCTTGAAGAGTTTCGTACACTGTTCGGCTGCCAGCAGACCTTGCTCCCACGAGTAGTCTATAGCCTCTTGACCTGTACGCCCCTGTACATCAAATTCAACCATTACTGAGTCAGTATCTCCGTACCTTACGTTCGCCCCTGGAAAGTGAGATTCCACGTAGTTTTTCGTCTCCTCAATCATCTGACGACCTCTCATCGTCACGGTACTCGCGATTGCGATCAGAGGGAGCATCCCCTTGCCGGCCCCAGTAAAACCGTAAATGGAATTCATACTGATCTTGTAGGCGAGCTGCTGGCCGTTATAGACCGCCTCCATCGGCGTCCCCTCTGCAGCCGCCATCAGTTTCTTGGCCTTTTTGCGGAAGGCTTTGAGGTCCGTGAGAATAGAAGGCAGTAGGCTGACTACTGGATTTCCGTCCGCATCCGTCTGCGCAAAGGTGTGCTCTCCGTACTTTTCGTAAGTAACCCCTGGCAGGTTCGCGTAGCGCTTGTCCATCACGAGTGTCGAGTAGCACAGGTTGTGTGCGACCATGATACTCGGATACAGAGAGGCAAAGTCCAGTGCCGTGATGGGAGTGTAGTATGCGCCAGTCTGCGCCTCCAGAACCGTCGCGCCCTCATAGCCATCCACTGGACCTTCGGGTCGCCGAATGGTCGGGATGAGAAAGCCGAGCTGACGGGCCTTGTACGCCATCTGGCTGAAGACCTTGATCTGCTGGCCTCGCTCGCTCAAGAAAGACAGAGGGACCCAGCACGCCTTGGCCATCTCGATCTGGTTCTGAAGCTGGCAGACCTTGGCCATAATCTTGTGAGGCAGGACCGTATCCTTGATGCAGTACTCGGCCACCTCGCCGAGACGCTTGGGGTCTCCCTCTAGAAATCGGGAAAAGATCTCCTTGACGGGCATATCCATCTTTTGGTCCTTGAGGAAGTGCTTGGCACAGGCATTCAGTGAGTAGGACTCGAGTTTGTGCTCGCGCTTGATGTCCTGGAAAAGGTCAAAGACGTAGCGGCCAACCATAGGGACCATCTTGAGCTCGTTGCTACCCAGAGCGCTCGAGGCCAGATGCTTGATTGTGAGTTCTGAGGGCAAGTCTGTGCGGCGGCCCCAGAGCGTCTCGACGCCGAGACGATTTGCACGGACAAAGAGAAACTCGAGATCGAACCCGAATATGTTCCAGCCCGTGATGATATCTGGGTCAATCTCTGCTAGATACTTGCCGAAAGCCTCGAGGAGTTCTCGCTCAGTCTCAAAGGACTCGCAGTCGAGCCCGTCAGTCTGCTTGAGGCAAAGGCACTTGCGCTCACTGATCTCCTGGCCAAAATGGGCAGTCGTCATACCAATCTGAAATACACAGTCTCCTGGAATCTTGGGATCGGGAAAGTTTCCCGTGCTCGAGTAACACTCAATATCAAACGACATCACCTTCAGGGGGGCGATCGAGTCCTTGTCCTTCACGGGAGTAAAGGTTCCACGGAAGTTCAGGTCACAGCGTGTATCTGGGTCATCCATATCTTCAGAAACCTGAATCCAGCCTGTGCTGGTACAGCCAGACACGTGCATGAAGCGTAGGACTGGGTCAAGATTTGCCTCGTAAATCTTCCATTTTTCGCGCTGAAGAGAATACATTGCCGAGCGAAACTCTTTGAAGGTGCGGAATGTCAGTTTGGCAAAGCGTGTGCGGGCACCGTTCTGAAAGCCCCACAGATCCTTGGCGCTAAGGTACTCGATCTTGGCTCCACGAACTTCTGGAATATCAGATCGCATTTTTACAAAAAAGTACGGTTCGAAGACGGTACTGGCAGCCACTGACTTGCCGTCTTCGGTCCGACCATAGGCCCGTACGATGTACTGACCGGCCTCATCATCGTATCCTTCCCAGGCGATTGCTTGAAAGGTTACCATTTTGTTTATTTTTTAGAGTTTGTTCTTTCTAAGCCCCCGTGGACCCAAAGCCGCCATCGCCGCGCTCTGTCTGAGCGAGGTTCTCGTTGGCCACCTCGACCACATCAGGGGTCACGCATGACTCGAGAATGAGTTGAGCGATCCGGTATCCGGGGCGGATCACAAAGGGCTGACGGATGTCGAGGTTCTGCAGGACCACCTTAATCTCACCCTGATAATCTGGGTCGATGACTCCAGCCAGTGTGTCCAGACCGTGCTTTACGGCAAGTCCAGAGCGAGGTGCAATACGTCCATAAGTTCCCTGTGGGAGCTGGATGCTAATGCCGGTCGCGACAACGACCCTATGACCAGGAAGGACGACATAGTTGTCAATACTGAATAGGTCATAACCAACCGCTCCGGGGGTGGAACGGACTGGAAGAGTTGCGTGAGTAACAAGACGTTGAACATTGAGGGCCATTCTAATAGTTAAGGATCTCTGATCTTTATATAATAGATGGCCAGTTTCCACACCAAGACTTTTACAAAACACGATGACTACATGACACCCAAGTCAGCATGGGAGGCTGTCAAGCAGTTTATTCCAAAAGACAAGGTCATCTGGGAGCCCTTTTATGGCGATGGGCGCTCGGGCCAGCTTCTGCGCGAGATTGGCTTTCAGGTTATCCACGAGGACGAGGACTTTTTTCAGACCAACAAGGGAGACATTATAGTGAGTAATCCGCCATTTACGATGGTTCCAGACGTTCTCAAGCGCCTGGTCGAGATCGGCAAGCCTTTCATGCTCATTATGCCAAGTCCAAAAATCTGCACGCAGTACATGCGCTCGCTATTCGCCAAGACCGAAGACCCTATCCAAATCATCATCCCTCGCAAGCGCATCCAGTTTGTGAAATTGGTCAACGGGGAAGTTCCAGAGAATTATGAAAGTAAATGCAACTTTGATTGTTTTTATTACTGCTGGAAGATGGGACTTAAGAGGGACATTATATGGCTAGATAATTAGGATGTCACGATGTCTTCTTCTAGATGTTGACGGCGTTTTGTTGCGTAACAAACCTCTCATCGAGCATGTGAAGCATAATGCAGTGCGTTATGTCGCCAAAAAGTTGCCCGATTGTCCTGACCCTGAAGAGACGAACAAAGTATTGTATTTATCACACGGACACACAGCCAGGGGTCTAAGGAGCGCGTTTGGCATAGACGCTTCAGATTTTAACGATTTCGTCTATGACAAGAATCTGATGACCCACCTTATGGATGTTATCGGATCTAATGAGTTTCGGCTCGATGCCGAAACGGTCCATTCCCTGACTGAACGTGGATGGCCAGTGACTCTGTTTTCAAACGCGCCTTATCAGTGGGTTCGTCCAGTCGCTCTTGCCATAAATGACCAAGTCAGCATTCGGTGCCCAGGACCCGACACTTCCGTGGCCAACTTCAAGCCGGACCCGTCTTTTTACAAAGAGTTTGACTCGGCGTGTGATTCTTATTACTATGTAGACGACTCTCTTAAGAACCTCGGGGCGGTGCGCGCCTTTCCGAACTGGCGCCCGATCCACTTCACCGAACGCAAAGATGTGCGCCTCTGGTGTCCGCAGGTGAGCTCATTGCCCGAGTTGGCCCTTAGCCTAGGGACCCTCTCCTCACGGGGCTAATGCGTTTCATTTTTTTTATAATATTTCCAAGAACATTTCGAGGAAGAATATTTCCAAGCTGATGGATTGTGGCGGCTATACGGCGATTCATAATTGGTTTACGCAGACGGACTGCTGCTTTGCGCGTGAGACTATTAACGCGCGCGGTCCGTGAAGGACTCGTGCGGCGGGCGTACCGCCTCGCATTTTCGCTATAAACCCGGCGCTCAGCCTGTTCGTAAAATCTTTGAACATTAGCCGCTGGCCAGCGCCTCTTGAGATTATTTAATTCTCGGTTAATTTGAGCAAAGGTATTCTGATTCGCATTGCCCCTCGCGTTATATACGCGGCGGGCCAAATTCACAATCATGCGTTTTGTATTTGGGTTCAACGCCATTTACTCTAAGACAATAAAATTGTCCCACCGACAACAGCACCAATCCCCGCAATCTGTTTGAGCCCAATACTCTCCTTCAAAATGAGGACCGCCAGGGCTGCTACAAAGACGGGGACTGTTGAGGTCAGTGCAGTTACTAGTGATATTTCACCATGATGAATAAGACTAAAATAAAGAATGTTGGCCAGAAAGCCAAAGACTGTCGCGGCCAAGATGGCCAAGACTACTGGCACGGCCAGACTTCGCATCTCTGTACTTAGGTGTTCGCTATGCCACCCTATGTACATAAGTGTCAAGGCAAAATATATTACTGAAGAAATTACTAAAATCATGTGGTGGCTAAGATTCTTGACGGCGTGTTTCTGTATCACGACCTGAAGAGCCGTTAGGGCCGCAACTGTCAAAGCAGGTATAACGATGACATTAACCATTAAGTTTTACAAAGTTTATTTTTCTATACATTATCACATTCGCCATGTTACCCAAGATGTGAACCATACAGTGAAGTATGATAGTCTGATAATATCTATTTATAATGTAACACATAATTGCTAAATATGTTAAAACTAAAAAATACAATTGATTCGAAGAGTAAAAAGATGTGTAGGTGTTTAGAACACTACACGACGAAACCGTTGCTATATCCATGTTACGCCTGAATCCATACACGGGATATCTCCAGTAGTTTAGGGAAGTACCAACTATGGCCAATGAACACAAAGCGCCCTTCATGTCCCCTTTCCATGCGGCCGCGACGGTGGTTAATAACGTGAGTAAACTCGTCTTGAGAAAGACATCACTTTGTTCCTTGGAACAAGTCCGCATTGTCTTTTACAATCCCAAAAACTTTATAATTTGACTCCGAGTGCATGCGAGCCAGTGAAAAATCTCACCCACGATGAATGTCCAGATCATGACAATCCAAAAACTTTTAAAATTAAATATTTTGAAAATTCCAAAAGCCAAGAGAACCGTCATCACCGTGTCGACAAGGGCGATGTTGAGAATAGGGATCCGCCACCGATGGACACCCGTTCCTGGCGCGCCAAAAATATTCTTATATGGGCACTTTCCCATTATTATTATACGAGTAGATAATAGATGGGCAACTGGTATCAGTTGTTTTCATACTGGGGATATGGCCTAGGACTTCTCTGGGCTGCAGGCCTTCCTGTTCCAAGTCCAAAATTAATTTTATTTTTAAATTTTTTGTTTACAGTTTTTGCAGGGATTGTGCGTTTGTTGATGCGCAAGCGGATGGACCCTGGAGTTTCGGCTTTTATTCTTGTGACTCACGGTTTGGCAGCATGGCTCGTGCGCAAGGCACCCATAGATATCCAGGGATCTTTGATTGTTTTCCTTTTGTACAATTTGAGTCTGATCCCTCAAGGAACAAGCCTTATTGGCCAGTGGCGTGAACTATGGGTCGAGCCACCAAAGAGTTTAGGAGATTACCTAAAGAGTAGGGGTCTTTTGTAAGTAACTATGTGCGGAATCTACATGTGTACCGCAGGCACAAAGCCCCCTGAGCACGTCCTCAAGCACCGAGGGCCAGACCAGTATGTAAATATGGACGGAATGGTCATCTGGCGACTGGCCGTAAATGGCGGTCTAGAGGGTCTTCAGCCAATTGAGCACAACGGCAAGTGGATTGTAGCCAACGCAGAAATCTATAATTATCTTGAACTTGGTGGATTTGAGGGCCTCTCCGACTGCGAGGTGATCCTGCCCGTTATTGAGGAGTATGGACTTTCCCGGGCCTGTGATCTCTTCCGGGGCGACTTTGCCTTTGTGTATACGGATGGTGTTGACACCTGGGCAGCACGCGACTCGGTCGGTATCCGCCCCTTGTTCTACTGTCGTCACGCCAAGGGCATCGCGTTCGCCTCTGAGGCCAAGGCGCTGCTCCAGTTCCACCGCCGAATCGACATCTTTCCACCCGGTCACTTGTATGATTCCCGTCTAGACAAGTTTATTTGCTGGTCTCCTAATTACTGGCCTTGCCCGCGCGATGACACCGACGAAGCCTTTGTACAGTCTCATATTCGTCACCTCTTGACGGAGGCGGTCGATCTGCGGGTCCATGCGGGCCGACCGGTGGGTTTCTTTTTGAGTGGGGGGCTGGACTCTTCGATAGTGGCTGCTCTAGGAGCGCAGAAACTTGGGAAGATCAAGACTTTTTCCATTGGACTGGAAGGAGCCCCAGACCTCTTGGCCGCGCGTGAGATGGCCAAATTTATCGCCTCTGATCACACCGAGGTTCACTTCACGGTCGAGGTGGGTCTCAAGGCGCTCAAGGAGGTCATCTGGCACCTGGAGACTTATGATACGACGACCATCCGAGCCTCCGTGCCGATGTATCTCTTGAGTAAGTATATCAAGGAGAATACTGATATTCGAGTCATTCTGAGCGGAGAAGGCTCGGACGAACTCTTTGGAGGCTATCTGTACTTCCACTCGGCACCGAGTGTCGACAAGTTTCGGACTGAGACGAATCGCCTTGTTCAGGATGTACATATGTTCGATGTTCTCCGGGCCGACCGCACAACGGCCGCACATGGCCTGGAACTCCGAGTCCCCTTCTTCGATCGGGACGTGATAGACTATGTGATGGATGGTTTCAGCACGGAGATGAAGATGCCCCGGGACGGCTACGAAAAGTACCTCTTGCGCAAGGCGTTCGAGGACTTGTTGCCCCGAGAGATTGCCTGGCGCCAGAAGAACGGTATGAGTGATGCCGTTGGTTATGAGTGGGCCACGGCCCTCCGAAAACTCGGAGAGGCCAAGTACCAAGAGATTTTTAGTTCTCACTTCAAGGGATCCTTGGACCATCTGGTTCCCTACAAGTGGATGCCGCGGTGGGTAGAGGCGACTGACCCAAGCGGCGCTCTGCTCCCTGTATTTCATCCATAGTGAGCCGTTGATAAAATTAATATAGTAATACAGAAAGAACAAGCAAAAACATCTCTAAAAAAATGATGATTTCTAACTGGGACGATGACGGGCACGAAAACCTGACTCTCGACATCCTGGACCATTCTGAGATTTTCGTGCGCCGCCCTACACATCGGGCACGAAAGTTTCACCTTCATACACTTCACAAGACACTCCACGTGCATAATCTTCTTACAGCACCCGAGCGTCGCAAGAGTTCCATCAAGTTCAGACGTACATATAGGGCACTCGTCATGCTCCATATACTAAAGACTGTGATCTTATTTTTAATAAGATGGATATGTTTCCTCGCTCAGAGGAAGGTCATATCATAGAGTTATACCAGTTGGGAGACTTTTGTAAAGATCTTGATAAAAAACGGAGAATCAATCCAATGGGAGAGAATGTATACCTTTTACCCGACGGACGTATCGTCCGTGATGAGGACAAAATAATAGCGGCCCAAGAGATATGGAAGGAGCGGGCCTATGCGCCCCCTGGAACACTTTTCGCCAAGAGAGGATACATGTACAACAAAACTTTTAAAAACTTTATTAATAATAAGAATGAACATTCATAACGCCGCATGGAATGGCGACATGAATAGGGTTAGGACTCTTTTGAACCAGGGAGTCAGCCTGAATTCTGTGAACCGGGTCCACAATCACACCCCTCTTGTGATTGCGGCGAAGCGTGGCCATTTGAACCTTGTGAAATACCTTGTCGGCAAAAACGCATCAAGAAAAAAGAATATTCAAGATGCTTTTGTAGCAGCCCTCGGGCGCGTCTACTTTCCAAACAACAAGAAGATTGCTTGGGAAAATCACATTGCTATAATCAAATACTTGATTAACAAAGGTGCGAACGTGAATGCGAAGAATGGCACCATGAATCACACGCCGCTCCTGGTTGCAGTGACGCGTGGTCGGTCAAACATGCCTGTAAAAAAAATTAATGAATTACTTGATATACTCGTTAGGGCGAAGGCGAAAAACATGAGCTATCTCAAGAACTATCCTAATAGTTCTGAAAGGAAGTTGATAGATAACGCAATCATGAGAAACAAAAAGCGAAAAAACTCTCGTAGTGAGGCGATTTTGACCCTTCTGAGTTTCAAGGGTAACCACGGGCGAATGGATCCCCATGTTGCGCATTTGATTGCCAAGACGGCTGGATATTAAAGATTTCTTACGCATAGTAGGTATGGAGGGTTGGATCGCCGTGACCCGTACGCCAACTCTCGGCCAGAAGCCTCGGCGTGTAACTCTAAAGAATAAGAATTATGTAGTTTGGCGCGATGATAAACACACCCCGCGCATTCAATCAGATGCGTGCAGGCATCGCGGTGCGTCTCTGTCAGGCGGAAAGGTCCGTGATGGTTGCGTGGAGTGTCCGTACCATGGCTGGAAATATACAGAATCATCTGTCACCCAGCCATGGTCCAGCACGCCCGAGTATTTCCTGAATGAATTCAACACGTGGGAAAAGAATGGACTTTTGTGGGTCCGTCCAGTTGGTCTTCAGGGTCCAGAGCCGCCTGATATTCCACACATGACTGAACTTGGATTCAACACTGCCTGGTTTGAGACGACTATCAAGCAATCGGCCCAGTTGATCATCGAAAATGGTATAGACCCCTGCCATGCTTCGTGGGTCCACGCAAACCCTCTTGGATTTGGGAGCGACTCTGAGAGGCCAACGAATGTAATTCATGAAGGAAATACCATAGAGTTTGATTATATACCGAACAAGGATGGAATTTCTACCAAGCTCTTTGGTCTTGACACGACCAAGAATTTCCACAAGTTTGTCTTGCCCTATACGACCTGGTCCGACGTGATTATCCATGGCGGGAAGATCCTCACGACGTACGTGACGCTGTGTCCGGTATCAGATACTGAGACGAAGATGTTTGTAGGATTTTCACAAAACTTTGGGGTTCCTTCGGATCTCTTCATTCTCATGGGCAAGGCGATCGTAGAGCAAGACCGCGCAATTCTTGAAAATATAGACCCTTCTTATAGGCACAAGGGCATCCCGGGAGAGCATGATGACCTGGTTGAGGTCTACCGCAAGTCTCTCCAAGGGCTAGTGTTTCGTTAGAGACCCCGAAGGCGTGCAATGTACCTGTTGTACTGCTTCATATTTGCGGACTTTTTCGCGGCCGAAGCACCAAGGCGCGTAGGTTTTATAGCGACCATAATAGTCCCGTTAGGATTTATGACAGTTCGGAACTTATTTTTAGGAAGGTGTTTCTGGCGCGCCAACCAGCCGCGCAGGGCTGCCTGAATCCTCTTGGAGGCTGTGTTTTTTTGTAAGTTGGCGTTATTAAACAACGGCTGACGAAGAACTGGAGAACGACGGATCGGTGACGGCGGTGAGCGCCGTGGGCGATTCCTTGGGCGCATAGCATTCTGTCTAGCGAGTGAATATACAACGCGGGGCGGTGATCGGGGGCTGGGAGAACGACGGATTGGCAACGGTGAGCTCTGGTTGGCGGCTGTCCGAGTGTTGAAATTTACACGACGGGCTGGTGATCGGGGGCTGTTCGGCATTTACTTTATATATAGAAATTTATGAGACTGAGTAAAAACTAGGTTCTGTGTCCTCGGGCCGCATCTCGGGAGCAGGAGACTCAAACACAATGGACCCCATCACCACTATCGAACAAGAGATTGCGTCTATCCGCCAGAAGGAGCTTGAGTTGCGTAGTAAGCGCGACTACCTCCTCATCAAAGAGGCCGAGAAAGAGATAAGGGCCTCCATTCCCTCTGCAGCCACAGAGATTGCCAAGGCTCTTATCAACGTTCACACCCAGAATGAGGATGGCCCGAGCATAGACTGCCTCTTCTGGATGCAGACACCCGAGGTGAATACGGCGGGGCTTCTACAGATGGCCGAGTGGCGCGATGCCGAGACGATCGAGATATTCCTGAAGAATGGCGCTGATATAAATGGTGAAGATGAACAGGGTTTCTCTGTTCTGGAGATGGTTATTCAGGGCCACGATGGATACTGGCGGGGCGACTCATGTCATTGGAACGAGCAAGTCTTCAAGGTTCTGGCCAAGTACAAGGTTAATAGGTATATTCAACACGGGTGGATCATCCCGCAGTGCTGCGACGGCGCCCCCAAGTATGTTCGAGACTTTCTAGGACTAGATGATGATGTGTAAAAAAAATCTTGCGTTAAATTAAATGCCCAGTCCAAAGAAAGCGTCCCCCGCGCAAGTGGCGAGAGCCGTAAATGTTCTATATGCCAGCGGAAATATGAGTCTTCGTCAAGCAAAGACTATACTGAAGAACGCAGCTCCTACGCACAAAGGGGGCAATCCCTTCTCGACCGCCGCGACCCGGAATCGCGCCAAGAATATAGTGAATGTCTATGGACGTCCGTCCATGGGTGGTGGCTTCAACTTTCACCGGAGATGAAGTAGTGTAAAAATTCGTGTTCTGTTCCTTCCAGTGTCCCCCTAGAGCATGAGTCTTCCAGACTCGAACACGATGACACGTGAGATTATCATAATGGTCGGCTTCCCAGGGTCCGGGAAGTCTACTTTTGCGCGCGGACTTGATGCGACTATCATTTCTGGGGACGAATTAAAGACGGCCCCAAAAATGATAAAGACGGCCGAGTCGGTTCTGAAGGCGAACCCCGGTCAATCGATAGTGTTCGATGCGACGAATGCGACCCGGGCCCGAAGAGCCGAGTATGTGGCCTTTGCCAAGAAGCACGGCCTGCCCGTGAAGTGCATCCACGTGGCGGCCCCCATCGAGACCTCTATGGAGCAAAATAGCGGGCGCGAAAAGCCCGTGCCAAAGATTGCCCTGTACCTGTACCGCAAGAAGTTCGAGAGGCCGAGTGCTGATGAGGGTATGGAGATTGTTGTAGTGTAATAAAAACTTGCGTTATATCAGTATGCCAGTCAACTTGGAAACACTCCAGGCTATAATGAACGATGTTAGGCCAAAATGGCCAAAGTTGCGTAAATATATAGGCGGGGGTGAGAATGGGCCCGTTTTTGAACTGAATGACGGCCGGTATATGAAAATCATAGCGAATAACGCGCCTCAGGAGTGGAGAACGCTCCAGCGTCTTCAGGGGACCCATGTCGTCCCTCGATTTAAGAAGAACAATCATCTGACTATTACATTTGGATCTACCCCAAAACAAAAACTTGCGAAAATTCTGAATACGAACTATGTCGGAAACAAACTGACAGTTGTGATAATGGGCCGGGTCGGTGGAGGACAGGCGATGACATTGCGCAATTATATAAAGAAATATCCATATGCAAATAACCATCATATCCAGAATCGCATCTTTCACATAATCGATCAGATGCACATACGGGGCGTGTCTCACGGTAACCTTCATCATGGGAACATTCTCGTGACGGTAGGTCCGACCGGGCGCATCACGGCGATGTGGGTTATCGACTTTGGCCGCTCGAAAATATTTAACCTGGGGAAGACCGAACGCCAACATTATTCTCAAATCAAATCTAACAGATCACACCGGACACTAACATTGAACAGAAAACACTATGCTAATCTTCCGGTATACAATAATTCACGACTGAATGTGAATATGGCAAATGTTCATTATGGAAGAAATTATCCCAAGAATCGCGAGAATAAAATAAAGAAATTCAGACTGAATATAGCCGAGAATCTAAAACTCTTAAAATCGCCCCGTAAAGTGTCTTCTGTTCGGCGAACAAAGAGCGCCAGTCCGCCCCGGAGGCGCGTAAAAATTCGCGCCCTGTCCAAGTCAGTTACATCAAAAGCCCTGAAACAAACATACAGGAATTAGGGTTCTGTTCCTTAGGGTCGAGACCAAGGAGCACGAGTCTTTCAGACTCAAACAAAATGGCTTCATTCTACAACATTGTCCACAAGACTGATAAGAGCTTCGCGCCGTTTCACGCATCTACACACGAGTATGCGACTCGTCTGTTTTACGGAATCCTCGCCAACAAGCCTGAACTTGTTGGCCTCCTAGAGATTGTGGAGATCACCCCAGAAGAACCCAAGACCGCCAAGCCTGCGCTCGAGCGCCCTTGGAACTGCTCGCTTACTTATTGAAGTGTAATAAAGGATTCTCTCTACATTATAGCATGGAACTAAGTGTCTGCGCGCCCGTTCGGACCGATTTTTTCGCCAAGAGAGATGAGAGAGAAAAGGCCCTTAATTTGTCGTTAGAACAGCTAGAAGCGTTCAAAAAGCGCTCACCCGAAGCCATCTTTCCCAAAGACATCTATGGCCCCGTGACGAATCCAAATATCCTGTACGCCTCGGAGTATATTCGTTTGCTCGAGGCAGCCGTACTGGCCAAAAAGTCGCTCGAGATGATGGACATAGTCCTTGAGGGCCTTATGCACGAGCGTATTAAGATACTCGAGGACTTATTGAAATGATGGCCAAAGGAAGACACAGGGGTATGATTCCCCACACGGCCGACCAGAAGTAGTTGAAGTACTCATAGTATCCCTTGAGACTCGGGAATATCATAAATATTCTGAAAATAAGATCCAAAAGAACTCCGTAGATGGCCAAGTTCACAAAGGTGACAGGTATCCCAGACAACAGAAACAAGGCGTAAAATAAAGACATCATACCCCCAGCCACGAATACAGATTCCGCTCCCCCATGAAGCCGAAAGTAGTCCTTGAGTCCCCACCCTGTCGGGCCTCCAAGACCGCCCCGAACACCCATCTGAAGCAGAAAGTCTCCTACGAACCCAGTGAAGCACGCCACAGCCAACAACAGGAACTTATTCATTACTTTCTTCAGACTTTTTATTTTCAATAAGTGGCGGGAGTTTGGGAGTTCCCAAGAGATTCATGGACTTGCGGACTGCTGTATAGGCCCGTTCTACAAAGTCCACATGTCCATTCATCTTGGCGCATTCCTTTTCTATCTTGGACAACCTCTGATCTATGGAGGCAAGTATCTTTTTGATTTCCTCAAACTCCATTTTAAATAATATTGTTTAGTAAAATTAAATGAGCAATAGACTTTATGTAAATTTCAAGAGGTTCGAACGCCGCCTGCGTAATTGGGAGTCGAATGCACAGGGATTTGGAAACGGCCCCGCCCCTCGACTTTCGGCTGCGAACTATGAAACCCTGGGCCGAATTAATCAAAATATAAATAATTTTAAGAAGCGGGTAAACAATTCCGTAGCGGCCAACAAGGCCCGTGGAATAAAGAGCGCCGTGGGAAGGATCACAAATCTCGAGAAACGCCGATTTAATTACACCGCCCAAGGCCCAAGCCCCCGTACGCGTCAGACACTCATGACGGAGATTGCACGCCTAGAAAAGCAGATAGGCAACAAGATTAAGATGATTAACAAGGCCCGGGCAAATGCTCAGCGTGCTGAAAGCGCCCGAATTAAACGTCTAGTCGGCCGGGCAGCGCTTCACTGGCGCGAACGCACCGCGCGCCCCGCAAGCAAGGGAAGTCCGGGTGGCCGACGCCATCGCACGGCCAAGCGCGCTTTTAATTTGCGAACTGGTCGTATTCGCAACGTCGGCACGAGCCCCATGCCCTCGCCGCCGAGTCCGCGGTTTCGCAATCGTGGAACATCCATGAGTCCGAAGCGCCGAAAGACATAAGGAACTCGCACGTTGAGTACCTAAATGTACATAGTGTGCTCTTTGGCTGGTGGGGGTGCTCAGCACCCCCGGTGTCCCGTATGGGCCCACTGAGAATTCTTTCCACTGTTGTGCCGAACGCATAGTTCTGGCACGTCTACATCAGCAAGCAAAACGCGAGGGAGTAAAGCCTGCCCGTTTTGTTCACTGGACCTATAGAAAGTTTGGCCCTTTGATAATCCAAAGGACCCGTAAGGATGGCCTTCCCGGATGTTCTATGCCCTGCGTTGTCTGCAGGAAAGCCCTAGACCGTATCAGGATGCCGTGGATGGCCCACGTTGATTACAAGTGGTATTCAAGCACAGACCCAGATGTCCCAAAATCCAAGCCGACCAATAAACAGAGATCGACTATGTTTGCTTGACTGGTGGAAAAATAGACCCGATGACCTTGGCACACTCAAGGGCAACCTCACGATGCTCTTTCTGCGTGCCGTTTCCCGACCTCAGTTCAATATAGTGAATCCAAGACCTTAGAGTGCCGTTTACATACATACGTGAAGGAGTCATACCTTCGGGCAATACAACTCGGGCCTGCTCACGGGCAATTCCCTTCTCTATCGCCCAGTTGTACGCCTCCTCGGCCGCCTCTGAAATGATAGTCTGTTTCAGAAGCCACTGATATTTAAGAGAATTATCATCCGTCTCTAGGCTGTTCTGCCTATTCTTAGAATCCTGAAGGCGCGCCTCCCGTGGTTCAAAGTCTAGAGATGGAATCGCGTAACGCTGTGAAAACTCCTGAAACGAGAATGACCTGTGACGCAGAATCTGCCGAGCAATATCCCGGGTCGTCTCAATCTCCAGACATACGCTGACCATCTCAAGAGGAGACCAGTGCTTATTGCGGATAAGATATCCTATAAGTTTCTCATTTGTTTCTTTATTGTCCTGATTTTCAGGGTTTGATACGCGCGCGCAGTAAGCAACCAGGTCTTGAAGTGTCTGTTCGACAGGACCAGGTGGCTGAGAGTAACTCACAAGTGAGACTTTCATTTATTTGGAATAGTTTAAATTCCTTAAATGCTCCTACCGAGGCTCGAACTCGGATTTGCGGCTCATAAGACCGCCACACTAACCAGTTGTGTTATAGGAGCGTTTGGGGTCTCCCCCACTTATACTACTTTTATTCTCTTTATCACTTAAAAGAAAACATATCAAATCTAATAATGAAGACTGGTGAGGGAGAACTTAACATGGATTCTTTCTACGAGGCAGCCGATGACATCTTCCGCCCCGTCATGGAGTCATCCGTTGTCCTTGCAGGTCACTATGCCAAGGCTTGCGGGCGTCAAGGAATCACGCAAAAGGACATTTCCTTGGGCCTAATGTACGCCGCTCGCAACGTCGCTGGAAAGCAACTCGGTACCCTGTATCCTGAGATTTATGAAGAAGAGGAAGAGGAAGAGGAGGAGGAGGAGGAAGAGGAGGAGGAAGAGGAGTGGACCGAGTACACGGGCCAAGATGATGATATAGCCAAGAAGATGAATGAGTGCGCGGCAACATTTGACGCTTGGGAGCCCGAGGAGTTCTATCTGAAGGCGATCAAGAGCGCCGCCTTGAAAGCCCGTGACTCCTTAGGTCTTGATCAGGATCAAAACGAGTAGCGTACCAGGCCCTAGGAGCCTTTTTCTTAGAAACTAAAACAAACTTGTAAACGCGAGCGACACCCCACTGGTTCGCCGTCATCCCTGGACGACTCCCACCCGTCTGCCAGGCACGACGCCCCCTGTCATAGACTGTATCCAGAGCCTTCAAGGGGATACCAGTCCTCTTGGAAATTAAACTTTTGTTAAACTTTAGTCCTGGGTAGACCTTGTGAAACTGCAGGGTCCATCGCGACTTGCGTGGCTTGGCAAAGCTATTGGATTTTCTTAAAACAAAATTTTTATTTTTTTTTCTTTTCATGAGTTCCCGCTCACGTGTAAACTTTAGCATGCGACTTAGCCCGCTAAAGTACCTCTGGGGCCATGTGCGCTTCAGGGTTATGTGCCGAGGATGCCTTTTCATTAATATTATTTGTATATTTTAATGGACCTGAATGAGTTGTACTACAGGTATGAGGCGGCTGAAAATGCGGTCCGGCGGGCGCCCGATCCCCACTCCCGTATAATGGCGGTGGCGGCCCTGTCGCGCGCTTTTTACGCGCTTGGCCATGCTATAGGCGTGCCTTACCACAACAACAGGACCCTGAGAGTCATGAGACGTAATAATATACGGACACTTCAACCTGGTCAGGAGCCTCCAGAATTTCACAGATTTCGTAATAACGCATGGGAGCGACGCGCAGAGGCGGCAATAAGAGAATTGAAGAGGCGATACAGGGCCGCGACTATTTCTATCATGCCTTCCCTTCCGCGTAATATGCAAGAGGAGATACTCCTAAAATTGGGGTCTGTGTTCTAGGGTCCCTGGATGGAGGGTAGTAATACAAATAAGAATGTATAAGCGCCCAGTCATCAAGTCTACCAAAGTCCACGCGCCCCCGTCTCCTTGGGTCGCCAAGATCAACGATCTCATCGCATGCGGCAAACTCGTACATGTGGACACCGACGAGAAAGGCCGAAAGATTTACCGTCTCAATAATTTACTCGCGTAATAGTAGAATGGCGTGCTGCGGCACAATCAGGAGAGACACCCCCCTATATGTAATATTGCCGTATTTCAACTACTGCGGTTTCAAATCGCGTCATCGTCTCTTTATAGAATGCGTCGAGCGCCTCCAGAAGACGCCTGGTATACGCATCGTCATCTCAGAGGCCCTTGGCCCCCTGCCCTTGCCGAAACTCGGCGTGGTCCATTTCACCTTTAACATCCAGGACCAAATATGGATAAAGGAAAGTCTAGTGAATATGGTTGTCCCGAAGCTCCCTGCCGACTGGCTCTACTTGGCATGGATAGATGCTGATTTAACTTTTTTAAATCCCAATTGGGTCGAAGATACACTGAAACATCTCAAAACAGATGATGTTGTTCAACTTTTTCAGACAGTCATCAATCTTGGCCCCCGCGGCGAGGCTCTAAAGATTGATAAAAGTTTTGGATACATGTACAAAGATAGTGGAACCAAGTACGTAAAGACGGACAAGTACGGCTTTTGGCACCCAGGCTATGCGTGGGCCTGTACGCGCTGGTCTTGGGAAAAGATGGGCGGGCTCGTGGATTGGGCTATCCTTGGCTCGGGCGATCGCCATATGGCCATGGCTTGGATAAATCGCGTCAAGGATAGTTTTCCTGGAAATATAAATATAAATTATAAAATTCTTTTGATGGTCTATGAGAATCGGTGTAAAAACTTCCGGCTTGGCTATGTACCTGGTACGCTCCTTCATCATTGGCACGGAAGTCTTGAGAACAGGCGATACAAGGAGCGCTGGCAGATACTGACCGAACACGACTTTGATCCCACAGATGATCTCGAGGCCGACTCGCGGGGCCTGACTTGCCTTTCAAAAAAAGGAAAAAGAATTTCAAAAGATATTTCCAATTATTTCCATGAGCGCAAGGAAGATGAGTAGTGTGTTCAAGGGTCCATGGTCCAAGACCTTCCCTCTAACAACAAAATCATGGCCGAGTTTCTCCGTAACGCACTGAGCGCAGTGACCCGTGCCCAGGCGAGCAAGGGAAATGATATGGTCTATGCCTGTGAGGCGGCCTGGGCCGAGTACTACTGGCACGCCTTCCTGAAGGTCAAGGGAGGGGCGCACATTCGGACACAGGTGTCGGAATTTCACGAGCTCATGGAGGCGCGACACACGGAGCGGGCCCTTCAGATTTTGAGTCGTGTGTCCTCGGCCCAAGATGGCGACATCTGAGTTTCTAAAATGGCTACATTCGCCACCATACCCGTAAAGTTTGCTCCCAAGCGCAAACTTATCGACTTTGCAATGCCCAAGTGGCGCAATAAAATTGGCGAATTTGACTCTCCCGACATCTTCTCCTGGGTCAACTGTTTGTACCAGGACAAGGTGTTTCCTACGCGTGCCGAGTTTAACCTAGCTTATGATGAGCACAGGTGTGATTGGGCACGCAGGCCGATGGTCATCAGCAAGGAGGACCTAGACGCACTAGAAGAGGAGCACAAAGAGGGGGCATTCGAGGACACGACCAAGCCGGGCCTGGTCGCCAAGTTCCTGGAAAAAGCCCGCAAGGCTCTAGCTAGTGAGAAAGTTGTGTTTGTATATTAATATGGATATCGAGCTTCAACCCCTTGTCACTGAAGTCCCGTCTCCGCCGCGCGCGCCACCCTCCCCAGTCGCCCCGTGGCTCCCCTTAGTCTCTATATCTATAGGAATCTTCGCCCTTTGTTTTCAGGTTTTTGTTCTTTATCCATGGCACCTGGAGCTCTCTTCACAGTTTGAAGGACTTCAGAGAGACTGTATGACGTTGGCGTCTAGAGGAGGCATGTAGTTTACGGCGGGTATCGCATCCTCCGAGTTTGTCTCGCCTATGGGCATACAGACCCGAGGGTTGCCGCCGAAAGAGTTGGGACCAGGGACAAGATAGTAGCCTCGTGGACAGACGGGCCGGCGCCCGCCGGCGCGAGAGAGGGGTGTGTAAGTAATGAAAAATCCGAAAACAAAGAGGAGAATAAGACCTGCAATGACAGCTTTCCTCATTAATCTAACTTGAGAAAACTTTTGAAGCGTGCGAGGATCTTCCGCAAGATGCGCAAGACTCTCTCACGGAGCGTTGGCGCCGCCGTCCTGACGGTCAGTGGACGAGTGCTCCATGTCTTGGTTGTTTCATCATAGCAAACCTCCATTATTTAAATTTACGAGATTCTCCTTTAAGAGCGTTTGCTTCCTTCTTGGCTTCGCCCGCTGCGTCATCACCAACTTCTTTGGCCGCTTTCACCACCTTACTCTTGTGGTAAAAAGTGTAGTAAAGGACCATTCCCAGAATAATAAGTATTCCAATCACGAAAGCAATTGTAGGGGCCCATGTCGCAAAGAGACCTGGCGCTTTGGTCGCCGCAACCACACCCCCTCCCGTAATAGCAGCGGCACCAGCCATGCCTGCGAAGGATGACGTGACGGTTGTTGGCGTCCACTGGCGCTGAGGTTCTTCTGGTTGTGGAGAGCCTCTGCTTCCTGGCCAGTAAATGCGCTTACGTAATGACCCTATGTATATACGTTCAGTGACTGGAGCGCCAACTCCCCCCTGCATACCAGGCCCTCCAGGTATACTCGGGACTCCCATTATTCCTGCGGCGGCGGCTCCTGGAAGACTCGCGGGAAGACCCGGAACTCTCGAAGCCAAATTGCCCATTTTTCCAGCGCCCCGCATAAGTAGCCTGGCAGCCATCTACTATACAAAAACTTTTTATTTGCACTTAGTATGAAGCGTTTTAATGCCCTAGTAAAAGAGGCCACTAAAACGCGCCGTAATGCGCTCGCTGAAATAATAGGAAACAGAATTCCCTTTGTAGTCACACCCTACAAGGACAGGAAGGGGCGCGTTATTTATAAAGCCGTCAGGGAAACTTATTTTGTAATTTCAAATTATAAAAAGTATTACGGAATCAAGGCGGCTGGGCCTCTTCACCTGCTGTCAAAAGCCCCAAAGGCAATCCGTCCAGCCCGCCAAAAGTGATTACCATGACAAGGTTGGCCCATCTGTTTTGTATTTAGGAGTCCACTCGAAAGAAAACCAGTCCTTCTGTGGAGGGACCGCCGCGCCCTCGCCGAAAGTGACGTGCCAGCATTTCTCCAATATATATCCAAATTCTACAGTAAAATCCAAATTATGTGTAAATATGTAATACCAGCCCTCGTAAAGCATCTTGGGGTTGGCCAGTATCCTCTCACGGGTAACTATAAACTGCCCCCCTTGCTCGTAGACCCACGGAGAATCTTCATCGGGAAACTCCCCCTTGAAAGGAATACAAAGCTTTCTGTAAAATGTATATAGTCTTGTAAAATAACGAGGAGTGAATATTGAAGTCTCTTTGCCCCTCTTTGCGAGCTCATCCTTGAAAGAATCCCCAAATGTTGTGTTATTTATGGGGATAAAACCATACTTTTTCCAGTTGGCTCCCTCGATCACCTCGAGGAGGGGCCTGTCATGCCTCTGATGAGGGCTCGTCTCGTGCCCGTGAATAAAGGCCACGGCCTCGGGCAGATTGTCGTAATTCTCAATGATGTATTTGAGGTAAGAAGTGGCCTCTTTTCCTAAATTCGGAATGACATGCTGAGGAACGAACGGACTGGGGTCCGCCCCCTCCTTGTCAATCAGAACTACAGGGAACTTTGACTGCAAGAGCCAGTTGAGATCCTCTTTCCAGTGACTCGTCACAATGGTCAGGCTCATTAACTTTTAAAAGTTTTTTTTATGAAAGAACAAAACGCTCCTCGGCTGCATATGCCTCAGCCTCAAATGGGTGCTTCACATACTCGACAATATCCATGATACTTGAAGGGTTTGGTCCAAAGAATCCACCAGCCGGCTTTCCGTTCTTGTACCAGACCTTCCCATCTGTATCAGGGTTGGCCCGCATATTGGCTATGTGCTGATTAGACAGTACGTATCCTGGAGGAATTTGAGGTCCTCGCATCTTCTGGCATACGTGAACAATCTCGTGGATAAGGGTACTCGCATCTGTCACCCCCGAAAGGAAGATGATATTGAGACGGGTGTGAGGAAGGCCATCCTCGTAGTACGCCTTGGCGAACCGCCACGGAAGTCCTGAATAGATGGTCGTCTCAAGAAACTCCTGGGCTATCTGGGCCTGACGCCAAAGTTGGTCCTTCTCCTCTGGATTCCAGGCACTCGCAGAGTTGACGGCCAGAGCCTTGTACTCCTCGCGAGACCTGCAGTGCCTAGCGGCAAGGTCATAAGGCCCGAGACGGGCAATAAAGCCGTCTGGGTCCGCGGCCAGGAAATTTTGGGTCTGTGTCCTAGTGAGGAACTCCATCTAAAGCTAGCACTCAAAAAAATACTAATGGCTATAGTAACCTTCCTCCTCGATCGCTCGGGTTCTATGGAGTCGTGCTGGGATGACGTGCTTGGCGGTTTCAACGCCTTTGTGAAGGGCCAGGACCCAGAGGCTAAGCTGACCCTGATTCAGTTCGATCACGAGTACCAAGTTTCATATGAGGCCCTCAAGATGGCCGAGGTTCAACCGCTCACCCGCGAGACGTACAAGCCTCGCGGGTCAACGGCCCTTTTGGATGCCCTGGGTCAGTTACTCAAGTCGAGCACTGACCCAGGTGTTGTGGTAATCTTTACGGACGGTCTTGAGAACGCCTCCAAGACATATACCAAGGCCCACATCAAGGATCTGGTCGAGCAGAAGACCAAGGACGGCTGGACTTTTGTGTATATGGGAGCGAACCAGGACGCCTTCGCGGAGGCGGGTTCAATGGGCATCGGCCCGGCCCACACGATGAATTACGACGTGACCAGGACCCCAGAGGCGATGCACCGCCTCAGTCAGACGGTGAGTTCTATTTCGTCTAATTAAGCCGCATCTAGTTTTGCCTTGGCGGCGGCGAGATTCACTTTACCGACTGCGCCGATTGCTCCTGTATTTTCATTAATAACAACCTCTTCTCCGTGGGCCTTTAAGTTTTCTATTTTTTGAGCGGCGGCCTTCTTCTCCCTCAACGCCCCAGATACATCGAACATGGTAAGAAGAACTAGAAGACCAAGCATGTAAATTGTATTGCCTTTGGCCGAGGGGTTTGTCTTGGCCTGCGCTCCGCTATATCCCATAGATCCAGCTACGAATACGTACATAAGTGTAATAAGACCTCCCTGAAGACCGCCCTCCTTTTGTTGCTTGTATGCGAAACCAACTGAAAATGCTAGAGTCACTACAGCGAAAAGAAGACCTGAGATAGGAAGTGCTTTGGCGCCTCCGCTCTTGGGGTCCTTCTTGAGAGCCACCATCCACGGCGTGTAAGAAACAACCGTCAGGATGGCGGCCATTAGGCCAGCAAGTCCGTAAAACATTCCCTTCTCGAGACCTGCTCGGTTTGCTATATCCATCGATATCGCAAGGGACAAGAGAAATATGAGCGCAACCGACGCTGGTTTTCCCTGAGAGAGGAGCCAGCCAGCCCCAAAACTCGTAGGTACCGCCGCGAGCCAAGACATGAGGAGGGCTGGTAAGGCACTCATTATTATGGTCTACTAAAAAAATTACACGGCCGAGTTGCTCACAACTGCAGCGGCTGGCCGAGGGGCAAACTTGGACATTGCGGCGGCCTGGATGCCTGCGATTTTCCCTGTCGCCTTTAGATAAGACATCATGAAATACAATAAAATAAGTATCTGTGCAACCAGACCTAAGACCATCAGGATGTAGCCACCACCCTTATTCTGCTTGCACTTGCGCGCCTTGGATATTCCCATAGAAGACAGGATAACAAGAAGCAAGCTCGCGATGGCTCCACCCATAAACGTCACCTGAACAGACATAGGAACACTCGTGTTGCTCATTATTACTTTACACGGAAAATAATACGCTGGCCAAGTACTTTCTCGGTCTGCTTAAGAGCAGCCTTGAAGCTCGGCCTGGACCACAAGAGCCATCGAGACCAGAAGCCAGCCGTGTATCTTCCGGCTCTTGTCCAGTTTTCTCGCTTTCGGTGCCTTGTAAGGTACCGCTCCATTCGGCGTGGGTCCGCGTGCTTGGTGTAATCCGAGTAGCCCTTGCGGCCAAAGTGAACACTCTTGGAGCGCCCACCTACCGTGGGCACTTCCGCTACGAACTTGTGCGTGCCGTCGCGATCCTTTTTTAGAATCACCTGCATGGTTTCAGGCTAATACGTATAGAGATATAAATCACGAGGGCCAAAGTCAGGACGTTAAACGCCATCCAACCTATGATATAAGGCATAAATGCGTTATTTTCAAGTATCATATTTAAGAGTTGACGAGTAAGAGAATCATCATCCATGGACCGCTTTCTTAAGACTCGAGATGTTAAAAAACCTGCTCAAGATTTCGCGAGTGCCGAAGTCATCTGCGTATGGGGTCCCGAGGGTATAGGCAAGACCTGGTTGGCTGAGAATACGGGAGGTGTTCACCTGACGGAAGACATCCTGCGTTCTAAACAGTCCACTCTCGATTTCATGGCTCGCATGAGATCGAGTGATCAGGCAGTTATAATGGATAGTTTTGAGTCTCTGAAAGACCTGGTTGGCCTTCGTGAACTGCAGGGGAGTCCTTCACGGGCCCAGATGTTTATTACGGCCCGATCTCCCATCAAGCTTCCTTTCCCTGTTCTCAACCACGAGTATCCAGTCCCCACCCCTGAAAAAATAATAAAAATAATTAATTTTCTAAAACCTGGAACGGATGAGAAGCGGTTACAAAAGTTGGCCGAGGAGGCAAAAGGGTCAGTGCGGTACGTGTTACAAGAGATCGAGTTTTGCTCAGACTCCAGAGACTTTTTCCAAGAACCCCGAAAGGACCTTGAGGTTCTATTCTGTAAGGGAGTCAAGGGCCACGCTCCAAAGTGCATACACGAGCATGGATTTTCATGGGCAATGGTCCAAGAAAACTATCCAGATGCAGACCTTAGTCTAGATCAGATTGCTGAACTGGCGGAGGACATGACGGATGTCGATATCATCGATGATAGAATGTATCGAGAACAGTCGTGGGACCTGCTGGCCTACTTTGCAGCCCTGGCTATATTCAAGCCCGCCTTTTTAGTCAAAAAGTCCTTGAAGAAGCTCCGCCCGGGTTCTATGTGGACAAAGTTTCAGAACGAGTGCATGAAACGCAAAAAAGTAGAGGCTCTGAAGCGCAAATATGGGCTAGAACCCGAGTTTGTCGAGTATTACGCACTGCTTCTAAACGAAGCAGACCCTCAGGAGATTTCTTTTATGAAAAAAATATCCACTTTTTGTAAATGAAGCTGGCGCTGATTGTCGCCATAGTCATAATTTTGTTTTTGCTCATAAAGCCAGTTGTTATCGAGGGCTACTACGATGCGAAAGCCGACAAGGAATACAAGGAACTCATGATGATGCAACTTCGAACTATTGGGGCAGGCAAGCCAATAGATGAAAAGTCGCCGCCTGATGTCATGGTGAAGGTCATGGCCAGTTGGCTCGTCGGTTATAACAACTATGCCAAGAAGACGGGTGCTCCTCAGGCTAAGCTGGAAGACGCCCCGAAGATGTTCCCAGAGGCCTGGTTAGAGGAGTACAATAAATCAATTGCAAAGAAGTGAAATTAGAATAGATACAAAAGCAAAAGTGAGAAGAGGCGCGTCGGACTCTTCGAGCATCGGTATCAAACTGCTGCCCGAAAACTCCTCAGTATACCTCCGCCGCCCACCGAAGCCGCCACTTTTTGCAGGTGGCGCCCTTCCAGGCGCCGCGGCTGCCTTGCGATCCGCTCTGCGAGATGCTCTCGTACTTGTGTCTTTACCTGAACCGCCGCCGCCGCCACCAAAGAGGCCGCCTCCGCCTCCGCCGTCATCCCCGCCTCCGCCACTATCGCCACCCATAGTGTTATTCGTCATTCCTGGAACGCCAATCTCCTCTGCAAAGACCCCCGAAGAGGCGGCCATATCCTTTCCAGAAATCTGAATATTTACCTTCACTGGGGGATTATTGATGGTTATAGGACCAGAACCTCCAGCCTGTCCGCCGCCGCTGGACCCCCCTGGGGCACCCATTCCTCCCATCATTCCTCCTCCGCCGCCTCCTCCGCCCATGCGTCCCGCGGCAAATCCAGCAGCTGCGCCAAGACCACCTGCTAAAAGGCCACCTCCACCTCCACCGCTGAGAGCGCCCATCGCCCCACCAGCCAAGCTGGCCATTCTACCCATAGGAGTCATTGACATGAGAGGTCCAGCCAACTTCATCGCGCCTCCGATAAACTTTCCAAAATTAAATTTATATTCTTCCGGGCGCCTTGTTCCGTACCATGTATAAGCTGACTGACGTCCAGGGACATACATCTATTAATAACTCAGAACTTATTTTTCATCACTTGTCCCTGGCTCTGGTATGGTCTCTATCTTGACTGGCGGGTCGGCGGCGGCGGCCTGGGCCACTGGGACTACATCCTCCTCGTAATCCTCCTCGTACTCCTCTGGCGCGGGCGCCGACTTGTATCGGCCTACCCAGCGCTTGTAGAACAGCCACGCGGCAAGGCAGATGAGAGCGACAACAATTCCTGTAAGGAGATAGTCCATTACTAGAAAAACAGGTTTTTTGTCCAAGGGCGTGACGCGGACGTATTTTTCCAAAAGCACAAAATGCAGACTCCGCAATGGGTGCGCCGCGGCGCGTTCGTTCCACGGCCTGGACCGCGCTGGCAATGCCTGGTTGAAGAATGCAAGGGTATGTGTTGGTTCAACTATGATGGCCACCCAGTTTGCGAGACGTGTGAGACGATACATACGTCTGTGACTCGCCAGACGGCGCCAGTGGCCGAGCCCAATGAGATGGCCCGCATATGGGAGTGTCTCGATATGGCGAGAGGTTCTCCTCCTGAAGAATCTCTCAAGACCAGAAGCCAGTGGGAGTGCGAATGTGGTGGAGTGAAGAGTTTCAATGATGATAATATGCCCGTGTGTCTAGAGTGCGGTAGGGCCGATGACGTCTTTGTATCAGATGAGCCTGAGTGGCGAGGAGGGATGGATGCAGACGGCGCCGTCTCAGATCCTTCCCGAGTGGGGGCGCCAACCAATCTAGACCACTTCAGTGAGGGCTGGAATACTGGCACTATCATGACTGTCCGTCCGTCTGGAACTTACGCCAACAAGCGGCTAGCCCGGATAAACTTTCATCTTTCCATGAATCACAAGGACCGCAGTCTTTTTCACTCATATGCAGAGATGGACAGAATAGGCAAGGACGTGCTGAAGCTGCCCGACAGCATCATGTACAGCGCCAAGATCAAGTACAAGCACTTTAGCGAAGAAACACTGACAAGAGGAGCGGTTCGGGTAGGAGTCAAGGCCAACTGCATCTTCCAGGCGTGCAAGGAGGCGGGGCTATCGCGGACAACGCAAGAGATTGCGGCGGCGTTCAATATTCCAGTCAGAGATATGGCCCGAACGACCGAAACTTTTCTGGAGCAAAACCCTGACCACAAGGTCATAGTGACGACTCCGGCCGACCTGATCCCTCGCTTCTTCAACTCCGTGACGGCGGTCCCAGAGCCAGAGCGCGGGAGGACCAGATGCAAGTTGGCGGCGCGGTGCAGGGATTTGGAGGATTGTCCGCATCTACAGGGTCGAACACCCAAGGCGGTCGCAGCGACGGTTATGTACATGATGCTCAACAAGCCCTGGGGTGTGACGAAGCAAGAGTTGGCGGCGATAGGAGAAGTTAGCGTTCCGACCATCACTAAGCTAGAAGCGCTCATACTTAAACATATAGGAACCTAGTTAATCAATGTCTGTACTACTGTTTGTAAGCACACCTTGTTATGGCGGAATCTGCCTGGCTCCATATGCCGAGTCTGTCCTGCGTCTTCAGCGTCTTTGCGCGACAAAGGGCATCCAGATGATGCTCGACACGACCGAGAACGAGTCCCTTGTCCACCGCGCGCGCAACCTAGCCGTAGCTCGTTTCATGCAGAAGACTCAGGCGACTCACTTTCTCTTCATCGATGCCGATGTTCACTTCGATCCCGAGTCGGTCGTGCGCCTCATAGAGTCTGGCCATGACATCTCTGCTGCCTGCTACCCCAAGAAGTGTATCATGTGGGACCAGGTCGAGAATGGCGTCAAGGCGGGCGAGACCAAGGATCCGAACAAGATGGGTTCGAGCCTCGTGATGAATTTCAAGTTTGCAAATAGCCCCGTCCGTAATGGATTTGTAGAGGTACTAGATGGCCCGACTGGCTTCATGTGCATCAAGCGCGACGTGTTTACTAAGATGGAGGCTAAGTATCCCGAGCTTCAGTGCGTGAATGACCACCAGAACCGCGACCTTGAGGAGTATCACGCATGCTTCGACTGTATGATCGACCCTGTGAGCCGTCGGTACCTCTCAGAGGACTACGCCTTCTGCCGCCGTTGGCAGCAGATGGATGGCCAGATCTTTGCGGACGTGACGACGACCCTTGGCCACGTAGGCAACATCCGCTTCCATGGGACCTTGGACGCGCGCTTGCAGGCGGTCTAGTGGAAGTAATTCCTCGCATTCACACCTGTAGCCTCACAAGTCAGGTGGAAAAACGCTCCTGTCAAAAACAGGGTCAGAATCAGGCCCAGCCCCAAAAAACTCACGAGTTTAAACATTACTACAAGGAAAACCCCGACAACTGTCGCCTCTAGGGCCAAGGTGCGGGCAGATTTCATAGTTAAAAAGAGCCGACATAATATTTACAATGACGGTTATCCATGTGTGTGCCGTCACGAAGAACAAGTCAATCAGCGCGACGACACTCCACACGATGATGAATATTCATATGAATTGTATGATTAAGGGGATTCATCTGGACATCTCCTTCGTGCCAGACAAGGCTGGCCTCCCTCGACTCATCAAGACTGGTGAGCGCATCATCTGGCTGGAGTATGGCACGAACCTCGATGAGGCGTCAATTCACAAGGCTATCGCTCCATTTGATAAGAACCTTCAGGTTCTCGTCTTTCCTGCAGTCAAGGAGGGCATCAACTGGGACATGTTTGCCAAGAAGACCAAGGCTGATTCGACCGAGCCTGCGAACCAGCGCGGGCTCGAGTTTGATACGGCCGTAGGACGCAAGATTGCGGACTCTCTCTACGAAGTCACGAGTACTGAGGCTCGGGTCTGGGCAATGGATGGAAAGCCAGTTGATAAGAAGCTTCGTGGTGAGAAGGTTCCCGTGAAGCTTCCCGCCGATGAAAGTATGTTCCGTGTCCTACAGGGGCTAGGAATCAAGATAGGCGCAGTAACATCCGCAACAGTCATCTGTCATTTCGTGCACGAGTGCGTAGGAAACATCTTAGAGACTGCTGGCGTGCGTATGGAGGCTTAGAAACTTTAAACACTAAAACAACAATGGACACACAAATTAAAAATTTTATTCAACAGACCTGGGAATCGCCAGATCCGGAGCGATTCCCAGGTCCGCAGCCCGTCTCTATAGAGCGCCGCCACTTTGTGGACTTCAAAAAAAGGCCCTACTATGTCTGTGAAAAGACAGATGGGGTTCGGCACCTCCTGCTGAGTCTTGAGATTGAAGGGAGGCGTTTCACATGTCTGGTAAACCGGGCTTTTGAGATATTCCCCTTTAGTACTATGATACCTCGGGGCACGGTCCTAGATGGTGAGTTGGTCCGACCCCGTGATCCTACGGCTCGACCAGTCTTTCTCATTTACGACGCCATCTGTGCGAAAGGTGTGGATGTTCGCAAGGAACCGCTAGATAAGCGCCTTGCGGCGGCCAAAGCGCTCCTCAAGTCTGTCATAAAATCTTCAAAAGACCCGTTCGAGATTCGAGTCAAAGAGATGTCGCCGTTCCCTGGCTCCTTGCCAGATCTGGATTCCTTTCCGTGGGAGACCGATGGTCTTGTCTTCACGCCAGTCAATGAGCCAGTGCGCATGGGGACTCACGAGACGCTCTTCAAGTGGAAGCCGCGGGCCAGGATAACGATAGACTTTGAGATAAGTAAGGGTGGTGAGCTCAATGTCCAAGAAAGAGGCCGTCTGTACAAGGAAGCCGACCTACACACAGGTCCAAGATACCCTGACGGTACGATAGTAGAGTGCGGCTACGGCCAACTGGGATGGTATGTTGAAAAAATCAGGACCGACAAGAAGCACGCCAACAACCGAAGAACTTTTTTTAGAACGCTGATCAACTTAAGAGAGAATATACAATTTCAAGAGTTTTGTAATCTATAGAGAGCCATGTAAAACGCGCCTCGTCTAGGAGCCTTGTCTATTTTTGAAACCGCCCCATCGTCCTTTATATACCAATCCCCGTTAAACCGAACAGCCAGTGCATAGTGGCCGCCGTGGGGCCCTCCTACGTGCAGAACGGCCGCAAAGAGCTGCCGGCCTTCAAATTCTTCGGGAAGAATAATTATGGGCTTGTGGCCAGTATAGCACGCAAAGGTAAAGGTGGCGATCTGGGGCCACTCGGTCACCTTGGTCGTGACGCATGCATCGTGTTCCTTTCCAGAATTGTCTTTATAGCCTGAAATTTCAACAGGTTTTTCGCGAGCCTTCATGAGGCCCTCAAGAGTCACTTCACAAGGCTCAGTGAATGAGAAAACCACGGTGACAAAGTCCTCTGTGCGTTCTGATTTTCCGCAAGACCACTCCGTCACCTGAGTTTCTCTCCCTGTAAATATTTTTTTAATAAATTCTTTTCCTAAAGAGTTTTCCAAAGCATCCACGAGACACAGAAAAGCTTCCTGTGCGTCGTGCTGACCCGGGTCAAATGAAGGAAATCGTGTTCTGAACGCAAGGAGCAGGGGGCGGGGGTCTGGCTGTCCATCTTCAGACCACAAATCGTACACAAGGCGACTAAACTCGCGAGTTAAGACACAATGGCCATTGTATGGAGTCCTCAGCAGGGTATTCGTCAAGTAGGGCACGTGGGCAAGGCACTGAACGGCGGTGTTGAAGTAGCATGTCGCTCCAATATTGGGCAGTCCCCGCATAAAAGAGACGAACGTTTAAACTTTAAAATGGAAACCGCACGTCGTCTGTACGACAGTTGGAGTCCTGTTATCAGAAAGTGGGCCCAAGAGCCTGATGTCGAGATTGAGTTCCGTCTCGGTCGCAAGACGGCTCAGAAATTCGATACCAATGTAGGCCAGGAGGCATTTGAGCGTCTTCTGAAGGCTCTGGGCAAGTACGACGGCTGGGAGTCGACCAGCAAAGGGACATACACGGTATACTATGGAGATAAGAACAAGCGAATCACTGTAGATGAGGCTACTGATGAGTCGGTTGCTGTAATCAAGACTAAGATTGAAGCATTGGATTTTGAGATCGAAAATAAGCCCTTTGATATTAGGCTTGGTGTGTCAAAGGAGAAGCCCTACGAGCAGGATGATGAAGAGATGACGAGTGTGAAAACCAAGACGCGGTGGTCATTTGTTCGCAAGAACTTGAGTATAGATATGACCCAGATGCAGGGAGATCCTGACGACAAGGACTCTGACGAGGACTCAACATGGCATGTGGAGTTTGAAATTGTCAACCCTAAGGATATCGGCGACCGTGATAAGCTCTTTGCGCTTATGCACAAGGTGTTTGACTTGCTTAATTGCCTTTCTTAGCCGCTCGGCGGTTCTGATTAGCCTTATTAGCAGCCGCCTTTCGGGCCCGTAGCGCCTTGATGGCATTCTTATTCAAAGTATTCTTCCGAGCCGCTATGTAGTTGGCCCGGGCCTTGGCTGTTTTGAGTGAGTTAAAATTGACTGGGGATGCCACGTTCCTTAGCCACAAATTCTTAAACTTGTTATTTATACCTCGATTTTTCAGATATTTCCACGAGTACTTGTTAGATGAGCCAATTCCTAGTCCCAAGTTGGATATAGCTTCTGCCAGATTCTCGACTGCTTCACTGTTCCGCGGGAGGGCATACGCCTTGTTCTCCCTCGGGTCCTTGGCATTCCTGGGTTTTGGGGCCGCACGAGGGGCGCGCGGGGCCCCGAGTCTCTTTAAGTATGGGCTGTTTACGTTGGGTGTTCGTATCTTGGGCGGATTGTATGCGGGTACTCGCGTTATTTCTCCCGTTATCATGTTCTCGGTGTTGTATGCAGCGCGAGCATTCTGACTTATATGAAGGCCGAGCCATGTCTTCATCCTCTGGGCCACATCCTTCTTTGCGAGGAACTTGCCCTTGTTATTAGGGGTTGTTGCCACACTTATCAGATAGTTCTTATATCCCTGGACCTTGTTAGATGGTAGCCAATTGGGAATCTTGATAGAGGCTAGATATTTAGCCTTGACGTTGGCCAACTGATTCCTGCGGAGCACTTGATTCTTGAAATTCTTGATGGCCCGGTTCACGTTTGGTTTGAGCGCGCGGCCTCTGGCTCCCCTGGGCAGGCCCTTAAGTATCTTCTCTAGAGAGTTTATGTTGTTATTTCGTGCGTTATTTCCAAGGGCCCCCGAAGCAATAAGTGCCATCTCAAAGTTCAGATTATTAGGAGTCGATACTGAACTAGAAGCAGAACTTGACTTGGCGCTGTTCACTGCCTCAACCTTCTTCTCCCCCTTGTGAGCCAAAAGAGCCGTATATTTATTCTTCGGAAGAAGACCTAGCCATTGCGTATAGTTCGAGTTAGGCAGGTAAGCCTTGGCCAGGGCGTTCTGCTCGGCAGGACCTATGGTGGCCCACTGTCGGGGGCGATTTCCGCGCTTGACGCGTCCGTTGGGTAGGAAAACTACAGGCTGCCCATTCACCACGAGATCTGGGCGGTTGAAGAAGTTCTTGACGGTTCCCTTGATTTCTTTTGCAATATTTTCCAACTTCATTTTGTTGGAGACTGAAGCGATATTGAGATTGCGTGCGACCCTCAGAAGCTCCTCGCGCGTGTACCTATCGTACTGCTTGCCGTTGATGCGCAATGTACCTTTGGCATTTGTGTTTACATAGTGCGTCTTTTTCAAGTGCACTACTTCTGGACTCGCCTCCAACTCAAACAAGGCCTTGACTGTGGCTGGAATCCGCACACCTGCTTTTTGGTACGCCGCGACGACCGTCTTTCGGGCTTCCCTGATCCCCTTGGGCATCTTGTAGAAATAGGGCGCCCCGCCAGCTCCTGGTTTGACGTAGAATCCGTTCTTCACGGAGTTGAATGAAGGTGCGCGGCGGCCCTCAGTTTTGGCTGCGGGGGTCGCCCCTTCCGTAAGACCCAAAAGGTTTCTAACAGAGGCGGGCACGGCAACACCTGCATTCGCGTAGGCTCGGAGAGTCTTTGTCTTGATGAGCTTCAAGTTCGCCACCATAGGATAAAATCGAGGCTGACCATTCGGGCCAGGACGTACATAGAACCCGTTACGGGTATTGTTGTAACCTCGGGCAAGGGCGTAACGCGCATTGAGCATCCTGGCCTTTTTGGCACCAAGATTCTTGCGCATAGGGATGGCCGGCTTGGCGATTCCCTCATAGCCGCCCCCTCTTGCGTACTTAAAGACTGCCTGGGGATCTACGCCGTATTTCTTGAAGAAACTCTCGAAGACTCTGGCCGAGAGGCCCACGTCCTCGAACTTCTTCAGCCCTATGGTGAGCATTGCTCCATTTGTAAATATTTTCATACTTAGCACGGGCGACTCCTTCCACTTGATCTGGAGGCCCGAGAATATCTCGGGCTCATACGTGGCGAGACACTTGGCCGAGGGAATCTTGTTCACTATTTCAGACAGCAGCCCGTCGAGTTTTATAGCCCGATTCACATTCATCTTAGTATCAATCTTGTTGATGGTCACTGGCTGGTTCCAGATGCCCGGGTACATGTGCTTATGAAGGAAGCGCAGGACCTGTTCATGCGGGCCAGTGCATGTGATCTGGATTTGTCCTTTATCGTAGTGCGTCACATAGGCGGTTGAGTTGGGAGCCTTGAAGTCTATCTGAAAGGCCCATCGCTTGACGGCGCCAACCTTGTTCGCTCCAAGGAGGGTATTGCGGTTCTTGACGCGGCGGACTATGGGCAGCTTTCCAGTCGCCTGATATCCCGCAAGTTCTTTGACTCCAGGCGGGAGGGGCTCGGCCGAGACATCCTTAAAGGGGAACTGGACAGTGAGGGTCGTGGTGGTGACTGTGGGTCTTGTGAGCGCATAGTCATATTTGTTAAACTTATTTACGTACTCTGACTTTCTGGGCCTTCGGCCCAGAAGGGCGCGGCCTATGATACCGGCAGCTCGGGCCGTCTGCATTCTACTACATAACGGTATTTAAATCCTGGGCCAGGTCACACCCAAACACGAATGGTTGGGAGGCCAATACCTGGTCGCGCCAGGTGCGCGTCTCGGTACGAACCTCGAGTTTGCGAGTACTGAACGGACCTGCGTAAAAGTCAGGGTTGAAGCGTGGGCGACCCAAGTTGTTCTCTTGGCAGTGCTGGTTGAAGCTCGTGACGAACTGCTTCTGAGGGCAGAATAGATCCTTGCCATAAGTAACCTTTTCGCTGGCCAGAAAGTGCTGGAGCGTGTTGGTCACCATCGCCACCTGATTCTGAATATCCACGAAGTACTTGGGGACCACGTTCCAAATGTCCTGATCGCTGTACTTTTGCGAATACTCAATATAGGCCCGTACGCACTTGCACAGAATCGCGCCCAATTCAAGATCGAGTTTCTCGTCAAGGTGGGGGTCCGCTTCGGCCACCTGCCGCCCAAAGTTCCAGGTGACGAGGCGACGCAGGACAGACCCCGAGTTGTCCTTCCAGTGTGGGACCTCGTTTCCTGCTAAAATCCCAGGCACGGTCCAAGTCAGACTCACGGCCGTCTTGTTCTTGCGGGCAATGCTCATATCCTCCCCACTGACTAGGGACTGGAACTCCGACTGCTCCAGGGCCATATCACCCTTGATCTCAGGGCTAATAAACATGAAACCTTCGTGGATGCTCTCAAGACCAAACTTCTTTTCAATGTTGTTTGAGAGAGTGCGGACATCGTGGCCTTCATAAAACTTTTTACAAATCTTTGTGATGATTGTTGACTTGCCTGACCGTGCGATACCCTTGAGGAAGGGGATCACCTGCCACGAGTCCATCTCATTGATAGGGAAGCAAAGCCGACCGCAGAAGACATAGAGCCACCTACAGACATCCTCCGAAAACTCTTGGTAGTCCATAACCGACTGCATATGGGGTGTCTCGATATCATACCAGTCAACCATGTCGATATTGTCTGGATTGAACTCGAGGTCAAAGTACTTGGAGGATACGATAGTCGGGTCAAGGTGCTTGAACTCGTCGGAGGTGTATGGGTAGAAGCGCGTCTCGTAGATGGGGCGCGAGTTCTTGGTGTCCTCTGTCAGAAACTTTCCAACAAAAATTCCGTTCTTGAAAGACCAGACGTTGCGGTTCTTCTTGATGGCTGGGAACTGTAGGTCTTTACAGTTGGTCAGGTGGCGAATAGTATCTGTGACGATGCTGCCCTTGCTCGTCATGTTCTTCCACATATCGTACTTTTCCTCTTTCTGCGAATACAGATACACAAAATCCTTGATCTCGAGGACCGTCTTCCATGCTTTGGTCAAGTGACCATCTTCGGTCGCAATCTGCTTGCAGCAATAGTCACCGTATCTGCGCATCTTCAGCTTGTAGGTCTGGTCGAGCAGGTACAAAAGAAACTTCTGAAATGCGCTAGTAGTATCCTTTTCAGCGTCGCCGTTGTCCATCGTCTGGCACCTGAAGATCTCCGATTCCATATCTCCCTTGATGGGAACATAAGTCGGATGATTGATCCTCTCGTAGGTGCGAACCCACCTGAAGATCATCTCGTAAGTATCATCAACAGTCTCAATAAGTCTCGTAATTCGCTGGGCCATAGTGAACTCATTGCCTGTGAGATCGCGGCTGGGCTCCTCGCGGATCTTGAGTTGGCCCGCATGGTGATACATATCAGAACAGACGGATACGAAGCGGCGGCGCTGCTCAGCAAGAGTGTCCAAATTTACATTTTTAATATTTCCATCTTCGAAGCCAAAGACGCGAATCCCATTTTGCCAAGGAACGTACGTATCTCCCTTGGCGTTGAGACACATCTGGTTTTCCAGATAGGCCACAAAGGTATTCAGATCTTCAGGACCCATGTTCAAAACATCCGAATGGTGGAGTTCCATTCGGATCTCGTGAGTTTGTTCAGGAGTTGTGCGATCGATTGTGTGGACACTCTCCATTTGTAAGAAAGGTCAAGATATTTTTAAGCAGGGATGTCCTCCTCTACAACAGGAGTCGTGGATGGGGTCGGCGGGCATTTGCACTGCGCCTTGGTCATGGCACTCAGAATCTTAATTAGAATTTTGTTCTGCATTTCCAGGGCCGTCTTGACGCCTGCCATGGCACTGGCCACTGTCTCGCCATCGTCGGTCGTGAACCAGGACCCCAGGGCGTCCATGAGGTCAGCCTCGCCAAACTCCTCACCCTCCTCATCGAACTCGTCCATCTCCTCCTCTTCCTCCTCTTCCTCCTCTACTGGAGGGGGCGGGGGTGGGCGCTTCACTGGGGGCTTGGCACGCTGAGACATTTACTAGTGTCCAGGAATTTACATGGAAGGATTTGCCGCATTGTTATTCAGGATAGAACGAACTACGTTCTTGTTGGCGTTGGCCGCCTTGGCTCGCATGTTCTGAAGATTCTTCATGGTGCGATTCACTGCATTCAGGGCCTTCTGGACATTGGCGGCGTTGGCTTTGTTCGGCGCGGTGGTTGCGTTGGCCGCAGCATTCACAGCCTTGGCCTGAGCGTTGGCCACTTGGACCGCGGCGTTCACTACGGCCTTGTTGGCATTCTTGGCGGCATTCACAGGAGGACTGTTTGGCATTTTGGCCAGGGCCTGATTGGCCGCCAGGGCCTGATTGGCGGCAGCCGCAGGGGTTGACATTCTTGTCATGTTCAAATATTTTTTCCCAGGGCGCTTTTTGGTCGCCAATTTTTTTCTTGGGGTATATCAAAATGGCCGGTGGACTTATGCAGCTCGTAGCTTATGGCGCCCAGGATGTGTATCTGACGGGTCAGCCCAAGGTGACTTTCTTCCAGGCGGTGTACAAGCGCCACACGAACTTCGCGATGGAGAACATCCAGCAGACCGTCAACGGTACCACGACCAACTCTGGCCGTGTGTCCGTGACCATTGCCCGCAACGGCGACCTGGTCGGCAACATGTATGTGAGCCTGCTCCCAATTACAGCCAACACGACCTCAAACAACAACGTGTTCGACACGTGCTGGATCGCCGAGCGCGCCCTGGCCGATATCGAGATGACCATCGGTGGCCAGCGCATCGACAAGCACTACCAGACCTGGTGGCGCCTGTATGCGGAGGTTTTCCTCAACGAGTCCGACAAGTACTGCTGGGGAAAGATGGTCTCGACCGGTGCTCAGCTGAGCGTTATTGCTGGCACCAACATCAACGGTAACCAGCCCCGCGTGTACCTGCCTCTGCTGTTCTTCTTCAACCGCAACCCCGGCCTGTACCTGCCCCTGATTGCCCTGCAGTACCACGAGGTCCGCCTGGATTTCGACCTGACTTCCTACTACACCTCCTACTTCAGCACCGACTTCCAGGTCTGGGCCAACTATGTCTACCTGGACACGGAGGAGCGCCGCCGCTTCGCCCAGAAGGGCCATGAGTACCTGATCGAGCAGGTCCAGCACACCGGCGGCGACTCCACGACCGCCACCTACGACACCTTCCAGCTGATCCGCCTGTCCTTCAATCACCCAGTCAAGGAGTTCGTGTGGTGCTACGTAAACCCCAACGCCTCCACCACGGCCAACCTCAACGCCCTGTGGAACTTCTCGACTGGCACGCAGAACGTGCAGGTAACGGTTAACACCGCAGCCTATGTCAACTCCAACAACTTCGTTCTGCCCCACCTGTCTGGTGTGCCCCACCTGTACTTTAACGGACCTGGTGGCCTGCCTCCCCGTGGCGATGTGGGCCTAGTGTCGGGCTCGACTGGTATGCTTACCCAGGGCCAGGCCAACACCTTCACCTGGATTGAGGAGGGTTACCCCTCCAGCGCCTCCGGTGTGCGTTACATCGATACGATGTACGAGACCGGCCCGCTCAACCAGTTCAAGATTATCCTCAACGGCCAGGACCGCTTCAAGGAGCAGCTGGGCAAGTACTTCAACCAGTACCAGCCCTTCGTGTACCACTCTGGCTGCCCTTACCCCGGCATCTACGTGTACTCCTTCGCTCTGCAGCCCGAGGAGCACCAGCCCACCGGCACCTGCAACTTCTCGCGCATCGATAACGCCCAGGTGGCCGTGTCGATCAAGGCGGGCGGTATCTCCGGCGCTGCTCCCCAGCAGAAGCTGTTCGCGGTGAACTACAACATCCTGCGCATACAAAGCGGGATGGGGGGCCTTGCGTTCTCAAACTGATTCCTCCTATATCTATTATACAATGTACCAGTGCTCTATGCGCTGGAGACGGGCTTCGGCCCCAAGAACGATCAAGGTTCTTGGAGTCGAAACTAATATTTGCAAGTACTAAATGACGCCACTGCTCATTCTCCTGATTGTGTTGGCTCTTGTACTCCTGTACAAGAACGTGAGTCCCTATACCCAGTTGGTTCCCCACGATATGTATGCGTGGGCCCCAGGGGTCCCGCGTCCCATCCCTATAGATCCCCCAACCCCAGGCCTCGATTGGCGCCTGCACCCTTCTATACGTTTCTTGGGGACGCAGTAAATAGATATCGATAAAATCCAGTGAGTTGGAGAACAGTGTGTATTACCCCCATCATTACAAAGTTCACCCCAACATTTTCAACTATAGATTTAGCCGTCGGATCGCGGTCCCACGCCACGAGTATTGCGGGTATTGCCCCACTGAGACCCATTACGAAAAGTTCTGTTTTAAAATTGTACTGCATAGCGCCCCCAGTTGCGTAGTTCTTGGGAGGCCAATCGTGCGCACATATCATTATGCATATTGCTATAAGGAAACCAATCACGAAAATGGCCCATATCCATTTTTTGATTGAATTGCCGCCATCTTTTTCCCGCCAGTATCTTGTTCAGAAACCGGCTTGAGAGTGCTATTAAAACCAGAAAGCTCAAATATGATCTGAATAAGAGCAAATATACCAGCAGAAATCACAAAGAACTTTCCTAGTTCATCAGTCCTTCCACGGTTCTTGCGGACCCACACAAAGGCTGCCGCTCCAACCACTCCCGCTAGGATGATTTCGGCGGTTGTAGCAAGGGGTTTTTGTTCAAACTGCTTCGTGTCCCTATCAATTATTGTAACAATAATAGCACTTAGGGCCAAGAGAATCTTTCCAAACTCTGTCGCGTGAGCCGCCGTCTTGAGAGTGGCGAGTCGAGCCGCATTCTCCATTACTCTATGGCTCGATTAATATTCTGGTAGCGAATCTCACCTCCTAGGTGCCGCTCCAGATACACTGCACACACGTCAGGGTCGAACATTGGACTACAACAGAAAACATCAACATACACGAGCCCGTGTTCCGGGTACGTGTGTGCTGAGAAATGGGACTCGGACAGGACCAGAACGCCAGTCGCCCCTTGCGGCTCGAACTGGTGAAAGGCCTTTGAGACGACGGTCAGGTTGCAGTCTCGAGCAACTTGAACCATGCGCTCCTCGAGATCAGTGGCGTCAGTGATGACTGTGCCGCTGAGGTGTCCGATGAGGTGCATCATTTAGTTTTTTAAACATTTTTTTTCCTAAGCCATAATCGCGCTTCCAGTCATCGCCAGGATAGTAACTGAAAGTACTATGAAAATAGATCCAAATACTATGTTTGGATAGTCCTTGACTATGACAGTAGTAGTCACGGGTTCACCAGTTGAGTCCTTGCCAAAACCCGTCTGCTGCTTCCCACGGTTGGCGATAGCTACTGTTGCCACGCCAAGGGCGAAAAACATGAGACCAATCATTATTCCCATGAGTGCGTCAGCTGTGATAGCCATTAATCTTAACTTATAAAATAATTCAAGACTGTTTAAGTACAGTCGCGAAGAAGTAAATCATAAACAGGCCAAGGATCAGACGGGTGAGGGCCTGGATGATGACCGTCGGATTTGTCCGCCTGACGGGATCCAGAAAGTCCTGCAGGGCCGAGATTATCAGAAGTATGGCGGCCGAGAGAATAAGAACCTTGTCCAGGTTATAAGTCTTGTAAGACAGAGAACTGTTGAAGCTCATTATTAACTTAAGGATATTTTTATTTTGTTACTGAATGAATTTTGCGTACCTGGATGCGAGGTCCATGATTGAAAACCTTCTGCAAGAACCAGAACCGACCCTTAATCCTATACCATGCGAGCTTTCGAGAGAGTGGACCGACTTTGAGGAGACCCTGAGTACTTTCAAGGCGGCCTATGTTCGAAAACGCCGTGAGCTCTCTTCAAAGATGGCAGAACTTGAAGACAAGTCTAAAGATGTTAAACTTCTTCGTGCGACTATTGATGGCTTCACAGATCCGGGGTTAAAGGCAATGGTCGATAGTCTTTTAGACAAATACGAGTCTGATGAGGGCACCTCGGCCCTGACTCTACAATGTAGGGAACTTATGGGGAAGGTGAACGAGATGCAGCGGGTCCTGGTCAACACGATGGCTGAAAGGTACGCCTCTTTTACCTGTTTTATTTGTACTGAACGCCTTGTTGACTTATTCATCGACCCTTGTGGCCACGTGGTATGCACGCCCTGTTGGGCGAGGTCGGGTGCTCGTCAGGCTGACAGGCCGCGCTGTCCAGGATGCCGAACGCAGGTAAGCCAGGTGAAGAAGATCTTTACGATGTAGGGACGAGTGATTCGGACCGCATCTGGGGGGAGTTCGAGGGGGAGCCACCTCGTAAAAAACGGCCTGGGTTTCTAAGGGAAACCCCCGGGGGACGCCCCAAGTTCGACCTAACTTTGGCGCAGTGGTAGCGCATCGGATTGTAGCTCCGCTGGTCTCACACAAGTCAGACGCGAGGGGGCGCCACCTCTCTAAAAACGGCTGGGAACGCGCGTTCCCTTGCTCCTATAGCTCAGCCGGTAGAGCGTGAGGCTGTTAACCTCAATGTCGCAGGTTCGAACCCTGCTGGGAGCGTTTCAAAAGTTCACTTTGTAAATCATATAATTTATGTCCCCGTTCAACTGCATGATCGCTCCTTGCCGATCACGCCGCTGAATGCGCCGCACCGTTTCTATTGTGTTGTTTCCAAGCATATTAACAGTCAGTTTATCAATAAGCACGAGCCCGGGCTTGCTCTTCAGAATAGGCGAGTCGTTTGCAGCCAGGTTCGCTATGAGTATCAAAGAGGGCATCTCGTCCGCCTGTAACTCGAACACATACTCGCGCGTTGGGACTAAAGATCCGTCGACAATCACTACGTCGTGCGTGTGCCAGACCCTCTCGCGGATGTGTTTTCCGAGTTTTTCGGCGCCCGGGCCCGCCTGAATAGCAAACATAATAAGATTTGGTTGATAATGAGTAGGATTTATTGAGTGATCGGCCCAGATGCGCGTGTATCCAGCCTTTCTGTAGAGGAGGTTGATGACGGCCATTTCACAGTCACGATCCCCGTCGTGAGGGTTGATGTGACTGAAACGAATGCCATCGTGAAACCCCTTGGCTCTCAGGAGCACCATACCCGAGGCCGTCACCCACATCTCCTTGAGGCCCGTCTGTAGATCATAGTTGGGTGCGTGGCGCTGAGTCTCCTCGTACCGTGTCGTCCAGTGGTCATAGAGGACCTGAGTATCTTTGGTCAGAGTTATCCCGGAAAATATGTCACACTCGAGACCTCCGTGCCGAATGATCTTCTCAAAGATGTCCGTTGTGTACTCCACATCTGAATCGAGAAAAAGAACCCAATCGGCCTTCTTGAACAAGCCACTAGCCTCAAGGCACTTGTTACGGGCCAGAGCCAGGTTCTGAACCCTCTCGGCGTCTGTGCCTCCCGTGTACTTTGGCAGGGCGAGGTTCTCGCGCGTCAGAGCAACCTCTTCAAAAAAAGACCAGTCAGTGTCCTCCATGAGCTGCTTGGTCCTGTCCGTAGAGTCATTCTCGTAAAGAGAAAACAAAAAATTAAATTCATTTCTCAAAGGAATTATACTCGTCTTCATCTGATTCACAAACTTTTCCCAGTGTTTTTCGTTGTCACGGGTTATGCTCGCCACAAGGATTACGGGCTTCATGTAAAAACTATTCATGCAAAATCTTTAGGCGGCGGTGCAAACTGGTCGACCCAATATTTTAGAAAAAGTTTATTAAAATTTATTTTTTCATGTTTGAAGGAGTCAAGCATCTCGCGTGTCAGGTCACTCCACTTGTCGATCACGAGGACGGGAAGATCCTTGAACATTTCATTCGAACCTATTGATTGCATGATCGGTATGCACCCAAGGCACAAGAGTTCCCAGTGCCGATGGCAGTCCAGGCCGTTTCCATAAGGAGAAAAGACAAACTTGTACCGGACCATTTCTTCCCAGACCTGGGTTCTGTGCATTGTTGTGGTGTTGATGTCGACCAAGTCGGCTGGAATCTGGTCGAGCGCCTCCTGACGCGCCGCCGTCAGGGAAACGTGTGCGAATATCTTGTTTATGCGCGTCCCTGCAGAGTCTCGGACATTTCTGAGAAGGGCCTCTTGGTGACGCGGCAGATAGCCCTCGTGAGGAGCCCGCCAGAACTTGCTCGGATCGCTTGCTATCGTATGATAGTCGAGCCCTATAGGGATCTGCTGAATCTTGGGGTGCTCTAAGATGCAATTTTGGGCAAACCACCTGATGAGCAGAGGGCTGTCGAGGAGTGCTCGACACAGGGCCTCTTCAAGGGGGTAAGACTTTCCATGCCATATATCCACATGGCCACCCGGCACGGTCGCGTCCGAGTCTCCAGAAACAATAAAAAAATTATGTTTTAGTTTTGGCAAAATCTGAATGAAGAAGAAGGGAACCATGTCCGTGCAGAGGTAAATAGACATCCCGTTATACATATTGGGTCCCTTGACCATCTCGATCAGGTACTGATAGTCATGGGCCCAACTCGAGCGGGGCTCATGCGAGTGGAAATCGCACGACTTGAGGAGGCCGCGACTTCCGACGAAGTGGCACGTATTCTCCATTTTTGATTTAAAGAATGGTCGTCTTTAACGCTTATGAAGGCGAAGATCCCTGGAGCCTTGAGAGAGCAGGTCTGGCTGCTCTGGTGCGGAGATAAGCACTTCAAGCACAAGTGCCTTGTGACGTGGTGTGAGAATATGATGACCCCCTTTGCCTTCGAGGTCGGCCATAATATTCCCGAGAGTAAGGGCGGAACTCTGAGCATAGACAATCTACGTCCGATCTGTGCCAAGTGCAACCGCTCCATGGGAGATAATTATACAATTGATGAATTTTCAAAGATTAGCAAGCGAACGAGCCATCTCTGGGAGTGCTTCAAGTTTTCCCCATCAGGAACCGCATCTTCTCCTGGGTCTTCACCTGAAAGAACATGAAGATGAACACGAAGAGTGGCAGGGTCCTGAGCTCATTGAGTTGCGAGTGTATATATCCAGAGGCGCCATCAAAAGGAAAAGGAATCTTCTTTATTAAGCCGCGGCTGAGGAAGCCTATTATACCTATTAGGCCAAACTGGGTACAGATCTCAAGAAATGCCCGAAGACGCGAGTGCTCTTGTCTACGCTGTGGTGTCAGTTTATCCAGCAGGGTCGAGAAGAGCCACGCGGCAACAAAGGTCAATGCTGACGCGTAAGCCACGCCGAACAAACGCACGGCATGGAACATTCTACTCTTGACTGCGAAAAAGTTCTGTTAAAAAGGTCAAGTCTATTATTAGTAGCACAAATGACTGAAATCTTCCGCTTCTACCCAGAGGGCAAGTACCTATACGTGGAGGTCCTAGGCAATGAGTACCTGAAGAAGCAGCCAAGCAATCCCGCCGAGGCGGAGGAGTTTGCCAAAGGACTCAAGCCCATCGTCGAGAATGTTGAAAACTTTATTCGCGAAAAGAACCTCCGTGAGATTATGATTCTTAACCTCAAGGGGGTTGGGATTAGCGCTCTCAATCCGCAGACGAGTTCACAGCTCGTGAATCTCTTGTATACTCTGCGGTCTGATGAGGAGGCGTTTCTTGATCGCATAGAAATCAAGAACTCGAATCCTGTATTTGAGATGTTTTTTTCCAGGGTCAAGAAGGATCTCCCCCCTGAACTCGTTGAGAAGATAGTCTTTGTCTAGCGAAAACTCTTTACTCCTTTTGGGGCCTCGTTCCAGAAAGTCTTGGGGTCAGTCTCCCAGAGATCGAGAAGGTCCTTGTTATGAGGTTGTCGGAGCACCTCGGGTTCTTTCCCATCCTTGTCCTTCAGTCCCTCTGGAAACTCCTCCGCCAGAACTATGCGCATATCAGACAACTCGGGAGATTGCAGGCAGGCCACTTCCCATCCTATATCCATATCCAGGCCCTCGGGCTCTACACGGACCCAATAGTGCTCGCATATCTCTCCAGGAGTTATAGCGTATCCGTGAACAATGCGAGCCTTTATCTCTTCGGCCCTAAGGATCTTCACAAGAATGGCACAATGGTGTACCACCGTTCCTTCAACCTTGTGAAGCTTCAGTCTCTGTGCCAGGCGCTTAATGTCAAACATTCTGAGACTGGCCTATATTTTAAAAGTGCTAATAATACATGGAGGGTCCCTGGAACCTTATAGCCACGGCCCTCTTTATAAACTTTCTCCTGGTTCGCGTCTTTACCAAGGTGGTAAAGAAGCCAATCGGAATAGGGATTGTTGATGATACAATTCTGTATCTAAATACTCAGGATGGTTTCCTGCTCAACTCTTCCCTCGTGCTGGCCATCGTCATTTTCCTGGCTGACTACTGGCTGGCTCCTGAGAGTTCGTCTGTGATGGAGTCCATGAGCCCCAGGGTGTGAGGATGGACCCATTTTGTGATGCGATTCTCGTAACAGTGTTTCATGTGATTGACGAGATCATCAAATCTTGGATGGCCCCATACAAGGTCCTTGGTAAATAGAAAGTCATCAAATCCAATAGGGCCCAGGTCACACTTCACCTCGAAAGGAGTCCTTACGTACTCCTTGAGGCCCCCGTAGTCAGTGATGATCACGGGCTTGCCTCTCATGGCAGCCTCCACGGCCCCCATTCCGACCCCCTCGGAGTGTGAGCAGTTGACGTAACAGTGCCCGTGCTTGTGTATATTCTCCATCTGCTCATCAGATATCAGGCCATTTATGACCGTTACCCGTGGGTGGTCAATTTTGACCTCTTGTAGACACGTCGCCTTGATGAGTAACCGCGCATCTGGGCAATGTTCAAGGGCCTGAATAAGAGCCTTGATATTCTTCCGGGGATCATTCACGTTTCCTATAGTGTAGAAGGTATAGGTAGAGGAGTGAGATGGCACACTCTGCGGAACAGATGGTGCGTGGAGATGTAGGATCCTCCAGTCTCCATGTGGAAATTGTTTTTGAAAAACTTTTTGACAAAATTCAGAGGCGACATAGAGCGTCTTGTATCGGTCTACAAGCATCCCATACAAAGGGTGGACCGTCTCAGTCTCGCAGATAGTCATGTAAATAAACTTTTTACAGAATTTTTTGTATCTATCGACTAGATCAAGTTGTTGCTCAAACGGCAACACGAAAGCAAATCCAGTGTCATACTGAGGACAAGGAGGACTCTGGCCCATCTCAACAAAGTCGCCACCAGTCAAGTCTGCGTAGCGCTTCGTGACCTGACCTATACCAGCCAAAAGTCTCGGGCCTACAAAAAGCCACGTCATGGTGATACGATGCCCGCTAGCTTTAGGTCGCTCTCCATCATTCTCTTTACTAGTTCTTGAAAAGAAATACTCGGAGCCCAGCCCAGAATGAGACGGGCCCGTGAAGGGTCTGCGCGAAGGTTGTCGACCTCGGCGGGTCGGTAATATTCCTGGTTGATACGGACAAAGAGATTACCATTGGAATCACGGCCCTCTTCATCAACTCCTGATCCAGACCACGTAACATTTAGACCAGCCGTCTTACCTGCCAACTCCAAAAACTCGCGAATAGTGTGAGTCTCTCCAGTTCCTATAACAAAGTCATCTGGGTACTCTCTCTGGAGCATCATCCACATACCCTCCACGTAATCTTGTGCGTGCCCCCAGTCCCGCGCCGAATCGAGGTTTCCAAGTTCTAGAACCTTACCTGTCTTCAAGTACTCGGCCAGACCCAGAGTCACCTTGCGAGTTACAAACTCTTCCCCGCGGCGCTCAGACTCGTGGTTGAAAAGAACACCCGTACACGCATACATTGAGTAAGACTCGCGATAATTCTTGACTATCCAATATGCATAGAGTTTGGCGACCCCGTAAGGGCTCCTTGGATAAAAAGGCGTCGTCTCACTTTGGGGTGGCTTGCTCGCTCCAAACATTTCAGACGTTCCTGCCTGATAAAATCGCACCTTTTGAGAAAATCCGCACTGACGAATAGCCTCCAGAATGCGCAGGGTCCCGAGCGCATCGACATTTGCGGTATATTCGGGCTGGTCGAAGGACACTTTGACGTGAGACTGAGCTCCCAGATTGTACACTTCAAGAGAGTCATATTGCTCAAAAGAATTAATTATGGAGTTAATTCGGGCAGTATCCGTCAGATCGCCTTCCATGAGGTGAAACTCATTGTGAGAAAGGAGATGTGTTAGACGCGAACGTTTCTTTTCAGAGCAGTATCTGCACAATCCATACACTGTATATCCTTTATTTAGGAGAAACTCGGAAAGGTACGACCCATCTTGACCTGTGACGCCTGTTACAAGCGCCGCCTTCATTCTCCTCTAGACGCTTTATTTTTTTATGCTCAGCAAGAATAGATGACAGTCTTCAATGTTTTCATGATGACTTTGTCCGAGTTGTTTGGAAATACCCACCTCAAGTGGTTCAGTGAAAACCAGGACAAGTACCACTTGACCATGGGCCTTGTGGCTTATGTGAGTGTCATATTCTTTCTGATAAGGAGCTTTGCCGGAAAGAGTATGATGTGGACCTGCGTGATGTGGGAGGCGATGATTGTCATAGGAGGAGCCATAGTTGCCTATTTCGTATTTGGGGAAAAATTCGAGCACTGGGTTCAGTGGCTAGGGATCCTCTTGGCCCTCGGTGCTGCCGTCTGCGTCAACTATGAGTGCAACACTAAAGATATTGGTTGCTATATGTAAAATGGACGACTTTCAAAAGCACATTCTTGAGCGCCTCGGGAATGTGGAGGGAGAACTCGCCGAGCTACGGGCCGTCACTTGGCCTGTTTGCCAGGCTAAACTTGATGATAGGAATCCTCTAAACAATATAAAAGAAAAAAAGGCACTTTTAAGGTGGCTTCACGTGGACGACGTCAAGGAACTTTTGCGCCGCAAGGGGCGTCTCATGGGGCTCACAAGAGACCAAGTCTCTGTAGAACTTCGCGAGATCCGGGTAGAGGAACCCAGTCGGGTCTAGGTATCAGCTGAGTCTTGCCGTCCGTGTGCGTGCCCGACGCGATCCACTCTGCAAAGAGTTCAGGGGTCTGCGTGGCGTGATGCGCATCCTTGCCGTGCGCATACGTCTGCATCTTGTTCCAGACGTGCATAGGCGTCCCGAAACTACTCAAGTGCCAGCCAGACTCTCGGATATACGGAAACTTCCAGCGATTGTCCCGAAGATAATTCGGACCCACTCGCTTGAAGATTTCATAATTCGTAATGACCGTGCCGAACCAGGCCTCGCCAGTAAACAGAAACTTGAGCGAGTACTCAAACATCCACATATGGACGGAGGTGACGATATGAGGCAGTTTCTCATAGGGAACCTTCGACATGTCCGGGATCTCGTCCAGGTCACTCACCATAACAATAGACTGCTCGGGGCACGACATGCGCTCGAGGCCGCGCAGAATACACTCGCGCTGGTACTTCTCGCGGCACCAAGGGTTCTCATCTTTGGGCGACTCTTCGGCCGTCACTATCACGTGCTCAATCTTGTCAAGCCACTTTGTGAATCTGGCCCTGTTATTATGAAAAAAGAGTTCCTTTGGACCGCCCACATGGTTCACCTCTGACTCGACCAGCACGAAGCGGTCAACGTACTCGTCAAGGAGGGTCAACCTAAGCTCGAGAATATCCAGCTCATTATAGAACATGAAAGTGTCTACGAGCATTTATATACATAGTTAACACTTTCTTAAGTATATATCATCAACGTCTATATCCTTGTAGTATTTATATCCCTTGGACTCGAGTAAAAAGCGAATCTGGCATCTCTTGGGCTCTTCAAAGTTGTGTTCTATAGAAATAAACTCAAATGTGTATCTGTGAAAAGGAAATGCGCGCAGGGCCTCGAACTCGGCGCCCTCTATGTCCATCGAAAGATAGTTGATGTGAGACGGCGCCCCGCATTCGTCGAGTATGCTCTCGAGTGTCCGTGTCTTAAAAGTATGCTTGACAATTGTAGTTGTTTCATAAAGGCGATTCTTGTGCTTGCCCAGTTCGGCAGATATCCCGGAACATCCAGGGTCTTCTACGGAGTAATCAAACAACTTCCTCGTCATTATTTGAGTACACGCAAGCCTTCACAACTTTGGCCGTCCTGTTTTCAAAGTTCACGGGAAAACAGTCTATGCAGATGCCTTTCCAGCCCTTTTCATCAAGTAACTTTGTATTGCTTATATTTTCCCCATCGTGACAACCAACATCGACGTAAAAACCAGGGCCCGCCGAAACCGCCAGTATAAACTCGTCTACTCCAAGTTGACTCATGATTTGTATTTATAGTACAGCTTGCCCTTATCTTCAAAAACTTTTAAAATATTTTTATTGTTTTCCGAGTGAGAGCCTCCGGCCACGTGGTGAAGGGCATCGGCCTCAAAGCCGTACTGAAACTGGCGAATCTGACTTACGTTACATTCTGGTGTAAATACAGTCCTTCGTGTGATTCCCTCATTTTCCAAAAGGTTACACAGGATCATGTCGTCGTGCCAGGTGACCGTGAGCAACTCGCGAAACTCTGGCAGGACTCTCTGGATCCACTCAGCCTTGACTATGACGGCACCGTAGCCCTCGAGCACATCGACCGGCTGTCCGTGCTGGCGAGGATAATTCCCTCTGAAATAGTTTTCAAAGGTGAACCCGGAAAGGCCCCACGCGCTCCCAGGGTCCGTCCTCTGCCACTTGAGGAGGTTCGTCACGAGCCGAGGGTCGTAGGCAGTGTCATCGTCAAGATATACTATGAGGTCTTCATGCAAGAGCTTGAGGGCCGGCCCGATAAACTTGGTCGCCGGCCCGAAATCCTCGCACTCGGTATTGATGCGCACCTTTGGGCTGATTGCGTAGATCTCTTCAGGGATGTGCCCGTCCCAGTCGGGCCAGCGACCGTACTTGCGGGGCACGTTGAGCCATACCTCGTGACATGTCTGATCGCAAAGACTCTTGAGAATGGGTGCCAGGTGCGGGAACCGCGGAGGCGTGCTTGTGAGGCTGACTATGACCTTCATGAGTAAATTGTATTTTTAATCTCTAAATAGAGTAGATGTCGTTCTCCGAGACGATAGTGCCATCAGGGACTATACTCTACAAGGGCCTTCCCGTAAGTTGTGATGTTCTTCTCAAGGACCTTCGCGCGTTCTATCTCACGGACCGCCCAGAACAGGCGCGTCAGTACGGCAACGTCTGCAGCTACCGAGTCAAGAAGACGCTCCGTCTTTTCAATATGACCCACGACAATATCCGGATCCTTCTGCGGGGCCCGGACCTCGACTTTCGGACCAAGCGCCGTCTCCAGCTCGCCTTTGGCACAAACACCACCCTGTCCGTGCAGATCAAAAAACTCGCAAAGCACGCTGGCCCGAACAATCTGCCCAAGGGCGCCAAGGGCCGGGGCGAGCGCGCCTCGTGGACCGAGCTGAACCGCATCCTCGACATGTATTTTTCAAGAGAGTTTCTGATCAAACACGGGTACGACGGGTACTATGCAGCCAACAAGCGGTCCGTTTTTCACGAAGGTCATTTCAACTCTGAGATTATGCTGACTAATGCATATCAGAAGATTGAGCGGGCCCATGACCGCCTTCCGGTCGCCTCCCGTCGGGTCCTTCTTTTTCCGCAAACAATTTCTAGACTTTTTCTTGAGTATAGCAAGCGTCACAGGGGATTGCTAAAAACTTCAAAAGAATTTACAGTATTTTGTACGGGAGGCCAAGCGGTCAACCTCTTGCTTCGGGGCCTGAAGCGAAAGATTCCTCGGCTTATTCGTGGGACGACTGATTTTGATATGAGCTTCGCCGTATCCGAGCCGCTCAAGAGCATGGCGTCCCTTAAGCGCAAGGCCGAGGCTATGCGCAAATTTATGCTTGCTCATATCACTGGATTTGTAGCATTCATTAACCGAAACTACAAGGGAGCCCGCGCCACTTTCCGCCTGAATCGCCTTGGCCAAGGGACCATCGCGCCCCGCCTACAGGTGCCAGCAACAAAGCGCAGGACATATCTTGTTCACAACTGGCAGATCGTAATGGGAAAACAGGTAGTCGATCTTGCCGATGCGGCACTCGCACTGTACCCTGGGGCGTCTCGCTCCTGGCTTAGCAAGCGGTTTTCTGGAGCATTTGGAATTCCTATACAGCAATTAAAGTACCAATTTATAGATACTCTTGCGATTCTGTCAGGGTCCTTTGTCCACAAGGGGGTCGTGAAGCAACGAAATCCACTGACGGGTAAAAAGATGGAAAAGGGTCAGAAAAATGCGGCCCGTGTTGATCAAATGTCCCGTGTCATTGCTCGCCATCCGAAAGATTATAAAAATATTGTTCCTTTGACCCTCAAGGCCCGGGCTCTGCTGAATAAGATTCGAACAGGCCACTTGCCCAGTGCCGAGGCTCGAGCACGTTCGGCCAACCGAATTCTAAAAAACTTGGTTTAGTGCACAAGGGCCGGCACCGAACAGACCTCTAGACAAACAAAAATGGCTTCAACCAGCTACTTCACCCTGGCTGCCGACGCTGCACTGCAGGAGCACATCGCCAGGACGACTCCCAAGGCCCCCAAGGTCAAGAAGGCCAAGGAGGAAACAGGTTCTGTGCCCAAGGAGCCTGAGCAGGAGACTCTCAAACCAACAAACAACACAAACATGGCTGCCTCTGTCTTTGCCCTTGCCTGCGATGCCCTTGTCCGTGAGCGTGACCGCGTCTTCCTGCTCAAGGTGGCTGAGGATTACAAGATCCCTTTCGCTGAGCTGGAAGCCAAGTACCTGGGCGCTGCTGAGGAGGCTATCAAGGTGCCAAAGGTCCGAAAGGCCAAGGTGACAGTCGAGGGCGCCAACAAGTGCCAGGCCCAGACGGCCAAGAAGGGTCCGTGCAGCTTCAGCGCACTCAAGGGCGAGTGCTTCTGCAAGCGCCACCTGGCCCAGAATGCCGAGCCGAAGCCGCCGAAGCCGGCCAAGGAGCCAAAGGTCAAGGTGGCCAAGCCCACAAAGGTCGAGCCGACTCATAGCCACCCGCCAAGCGCCGAGTCAGTCAAGGACTGCGAGCTGTGCGAGTCGCACGGTTCGGCTCTAGCGGAAGAGGAGGACTTCGAGATAGTGATGCCCGGCGAGGCTGAGCAGGATATGCTCGCCGAGTCAGATGATGAGTACGATGATGAGTAGTGTAAAGACATAATCTTCTATTAACTAAATGAGTCTGTCCAATGTAGAACTCGCGCGCCTGCTTCGTCCCACCCCTTTTGTCCCCCCTCCAGAGTCCCTGTGGAGGCCTCCACTAGATTGGCGTTTTGTCGTGGCCCGAATGCTTCCTGAATTTAGAGAGAAATATACTGCTCGTTGTGAAGAATGGCACAAGGCCAACCCTCCTCGCCCGCCGCCGCCGCCGCCGCCGCCAAAAATCGCCACGAATGTTGATATTGATCTTTTCAATATCGCTTTCAGAAAATATGGCGCCCTCATACCCGTACCAGAACTTTTCAAAATTGGCTATTCAAAAGAAGACGTTGGAAAAGTTGTTGAAAAGCGCAAATGGTATACGAAACACGCGGCCGAACTTGAAAAAGAGATTGATAGGCGCTGGCCGGGAGGTAAAACGAAGAAGAAGGTTATCAAGGCTGTAAATAAACGTTTGCCTGCCGTAAATAGAAATGTCGGAAAAAAAGATTAGTTGGGCAGACATGGCCGATGAAGATGATGCGTTGGCGGCTAAGCAGACCCCGCCTCCTCCCAAATGGATACCTCCGCACGCGCGCGACCCCAAGCAGAAACTCAAGAATCTCTTTTCTAAAGAAAAGAACCTCAAATAAATTAAGATGAGTTGTGACGTGTGCACAGAAAAGTTCAACAAGTCGACCAGGGCCAAGGTCGCTTGTCCATGGTGTCCATTCAATCAGTGTGCGACATGTGCCGAGACCTATATTCTCGGCCACTCATCGGACCCTCATTGTATGAACTGCAAAAAGGGGTGGTCCCGCGAGACACTCCATGATAATTTTTCAAATAAGTTTTTAAACAATACTTTGAAGGCGCGCCGTGAATCTTTGCTATTTGAGCGCGAGCGCAGTCTGATGCCTGAGACACAACCTTATGTAGAGTCTGAGAAGAAGGCGCGCTTTCACGCCAAGCAGATTGAAGAAATCCAGAAAAAGGTTGAAGAGGTCCGGGCAGAGATGGCCAAGATCTATGCACTTCCCCTCGGTCCCTTGGCGATCGAACACGGCGTTACGAATGACCTGGAGGCTGAAATAATTAGATATGGAATGATTATCGAAAAGTCTAAAGTTGTGCGCATATTTGAGTGCGATATATCATACCACCTACATGCCCAACAGACTTGGACCAATGGTGGCGTGCGCGTGGCTCAGCAGGTCAAGCGCCAGTTTGTCCGGGCTTGTCCAGCCAATGACTGTAGTGGCTTTCTGAGCACTGCTTGGAAGTGTGGCCTGTGTGAGATCTGGGCCTGCCCCGACTGTCACGAGGTCAAGGGACTGGACCGTGACGCGCCTCACACGTGCGACCCCGCCAATATCGCTACAGCACAACTCCTCGCTAAGGACTCGCGCAACTGCCCCAAGTGTGCATCAATGATATTCAAGATCAATGGGTGCGACCAGATGTGGTGTACTCAGTGTTACACGGCCTTTTCATGGAACACCGGGCGCATTGAAGAGCACCGGGTCCATAATCCTCACTACTATGAGTGGATGCGGGCCAACGGAACCCTTCCCCGCGAACCAGGGGATGTGCCATGTGGCGGCCTGCCTGGAATTGAACACTTGCGGGTGCTCATAGGCTCACAGGGGTCGACGCGGTGGAGCGCAGACACACGAACCACGACCCAGAAGATGCTCTGGAACATACACCGGAACCATACACACATACAGTGGGTCGTCCAGGGCCGGTACATAGCCGATGATAGGGCAGCAGGGAACCGCGACCTACGCGTCAAATTTATGATCAAAGATTTTACGGAAGAAATTTTCAAGAAGAAACTTCAGCAACGCGAAAAGGCGAACGAAAAGAAGGGGGCCATCCGCCAAGTTCTGGAGATGTACCAGGCCGTGACTATTGACCTATTCAGGAACCTCATTGACAATGGCAACTGTGAAGTGGCCATACAGGCTTTCACGAACCTGAGGGAGCACACAAATGAGTGCTTGGGCAAGATATCTAAGCGGTTTACCAACTGCGCCGTCCCTCGCATACAGGAAGATTTTAGTTGTTACTGATAGATGTTAGGCCCCCTTCAGACCCATGGGACCTGCTGGTTTTACACAATCTTGAATGGTTTTATACTGAGTGACTCGGGTCGGGCCATACTCTACAAGCGCATGACTGAGTACTATAATGGTCTCACGCAAAGCGAACGCGCGTTTTTCATGACTCCTGCGGCCGAAGGCTGCCCAGCAAAGCACAGGACAGATTACCAGCTTCACTTTTGGAAGTTTATAGATCAGTATGTATGTCAGTACAGGAGCAATCGTCAGGTTCCAATACAAGCTGGTACGAGCCCGAACCTACTCAAGGTTATCAACAAATGGAATAATAATAACGCATTTAGAAACTCTTTCCGCGAAGGCGGGGCTTATCCACGCGGTGAGATATTCCCCATTCTTCGAAGTATTGGACTTGGCGACAAATATCAGAGGGAGGATATGATGACCAGAAACGTGGGAGGTGAAATAGCTCCAAATAAGCAGTTTATAATTCAGGCCTTGGACGCCCGTCTCTTTAAGATACCTAGGGTTCTGAAGCGTTCTGGATTCAAGTTTAGTCTAAGTCATGCGGCTCTGACTATGATGGCTGGCGAAGTAAGGCACGCCATAGCCGCTTACGTCTCTGGAAATCATGGCTATCTATATGACTCAAATCAGCAACGCAAGTTTGCCTGTAGATGGTGGGACCCCAATGACCTCCGCCGCGTTATTCGTCGTGTTGCTCACGGGTACAACAACAGAATTCCAGATATAGATCCGACATTAGACTTTATGGTATGGACGAAGGATGCGACCGTCTCGAGGGTCCGTATGGTATGTAGGGTCAAGACGGCCGTTCGGCCTAAGACCGCCAACAGAAGGCCAGCCACCTGGGCCCAGGTCTCCAACGGTACTATTGCGCCCTCCAGAGCCCGCCAGATTCTTATGGAAATGAATATTCTAAATTTTCAGAGTGCCAAGATGGCTGTAAATTCACACCTGCGCGTAAATAAAAACATGATCGCCAAAGTCCCTTCGCCAAATCGTCCAGCACTGACCGCCTATGCAGAGAGCTTCAAGACTCTTCAGAAGGCTAAGAATAACGTGAACATGGCAACCGGTATATATGGGCGTAACGCCGTTATCAAACGTTTCAAGCCCCGCCTAAATAATAAACATTTTCAAAATCTTATTAACCATGCAAACAAGTTGAATGTCATGGTAACAGGTGCCAAGCGCAAAAGAAATAATAATAATAAATAAAAGTAGATGAGTTGCGGGAATGGAGCGATCCAGACCCGCGGGACCTGCTGGTTCTTCAGCATAATAAACGGGTTTCTTCTGTCCGATGCGGGTCAGAAGATACTCTTCGCCTCTTTGGAAAAGTTTTACAAGGGACTTGACGTTGCCGAAAAGGCCTACTTTGATGACGGCATAGACGCCCCATGTCCACTCAGGGCTGACATTATCAAAACAAAAAGAATATATTTTTATAAATTTTTAGATCAGTACCTGTGCTTCAGGTCGGGGCCGCGTTCTGTCTCGGTCAAGATGGGCAGGTCGGGGCAGGTGCTCGGTGGGGCCAGTCTTGCCGGAACTGTAGCCAAGGCACACAAGGGAGCCGAGGGGGCTCTACCGGGAGAGGAACTTCCCAAGGTCCTCAAGCATCTTGGCCTTACGGACTATATCGTTGCGGATGAAAACGCGCACTTACCCACACTGGACTCTTTAAAACGGCCTCATTTTGTTGTAGTATTGCCTAGCAAAAAGAAGCGTATGATAGAAGTTCCTAAATTCAGACCCAAGACTTACTCTCTCATGTCTTGCTCCGTGACCATAGCCAACACAAACGCTCTAAATAAAACAAAACATTCTTGGCACGCGGTTACCGGCTATATGTGTAACGGAAAGGGCTATCTGTTTGATTCAAACCAGCGCAAACCATTCCCCTGTGATTGGTGGAAATTTAACAGTCTCAAAAAGGTTCTTGATGAAGATGTTTCCCGGGCCTATGACTTCTTCGCAGGTGGGCAGATAAATTACATCGGATATAACTTTGTCCTATACAGCAAAAATTCATATGTGGATGCGATCAACCCCGTGTGTCGGCTCAAGTACAAGAAGACCAAGACTCCCGTCGGAGGTGCGTTTGTTTCAAGTAAGAATTTAAATCTAATGTTGAGAGAAGGCGCATGGGCAAAACTTCCACCAGCGCATATCGCTGCCATCAAGCATGCCCGTGCGCGTGAAAAGGCGAAGAACCGACCTTTGCTCGGAAAAGAGTTCTTTGATAGCCTTCCGAAAAATATATCAAATCTGGCACTGAACCAGCAGATGTCAAACCTAAGGACCGCTGGATACAGATTTAATAAAAATTCTTTTTCAAAGTTTTTAAAAAATAATCCAAGGAAGGGATCACCGCCTCTTCCCAAGCCGATTCCTCTGAACAGCCCTCGGACTATACGCCGCAAAGAGATTGTGTCAGGTTTCAAAAATTATTGGAAAGAACTGAATGCGAATAATCGCAAGACGGTTCGAAACCTTATTCAGACCCTCAAGTCGCCGAGTCCCAAGGTCAAGGCGACAAGTGCGAACCGAATCGCAAATGCTCAAAAGAATATAAATTCCCTGAAGACGGCAAAGGCCCGTGCCGAGTGGATCAAGGCCAAGAAGTTCAACTTCAAACCGAATGAGTTGAAGAATCTTAAGAATTATGTGCGGAGTAAGAATCAGGCAAACCGGAACCGCCGGGCCCTTAAAAAAGTAAAGGCCTAAATAATAAATGAAAGTATTTACTGATGGAGCGTGCTCCTGTAACGGGATGAAGGGTTCACGGGGCTCGTGGGCTGCTGTGTTCCCAGACCACCCAGAACTGGACTGTTCAGGACTTTTAGAAGGTTCTGAACAGACCAATAATCGTGCCGAGTTTACTGCGGCCATAAAGGCTCTCGAAGCGACCCCAGAGGATCTAGAGATTCTGACGGACAGTAATCTCCTTGTGAATGTCGCCATGGGGGTATGGAGAGCCAAGGCAAACATGGACCTTGTGGCACGGCTCAAGGCGCTCATGACCGGGAGGGTCGTCACATGGACGCACGTCCGGGCCCATACAAAGGCTACAGATTACAACTCGAAGTGGAACCGCGAGGCAGACAAGAGGGCCGTTGGCGTCTTAGAGGCGAGGGTTTCTGAGTAACAAATGGGCTGGGGTATCAGTTTCGCTCTTGACGACAACAATCGTTTGTACTGTTCTGATGGCTGTAACTGGAAGGCTCGGAAGGCGGATATGCCCACCAAGCCTTCTGGATGCAAGTACATCCTCGAGTATTTCCAGCAAGATCTTCACCGAGAACTTGACATGATCCGAGACGAGTGTCCAGGGACGGCGGCGGGCCTGAAGGAGGCTCTTGAAGAGTATGGGGATCTTTCATATATTTATGATAGCCTTCCAAACGCTGAGAAAGAGCGTCGGAGCAAGGCATACCTCACCGAGTTGGAGGAGCGTCTCGCAATCGTAACGGCAGAACTCCCTCATTACAAGAACCGCTACAAGTGGGCCAAGGAGGCGTTCAAGAACTTCAAGCCCTCGAAGAAGATCCCCAAGTTTCGTGCCGATGAATTGAGGGATCTGATCGCACCTCTTCAGGCAGAACTCAGTGTGGAGGAGGCCGCCGCGCATCATGACCGCCTTGAAGATGAGCGCAAGTCTCTTGTGCGTAGCATCAAGTTAGAGAAAACAAACCCTTGATTAATAGTAAAATGCAGATCTTCGTCAAGACTCTGACGGGCAAGACGATCACGCTCGAGATCGAGTCTTCGGACACGATCGCGAATGTAAAGGCGAAGATTCAGGACAAGGAGGGCATCCCTCCCGACCAGCAGCGTCTTATTTTTGCAGGCAAGCAGCTCGAGGATGAGCGCACTATGGCTGACTATAATATTCAGAAGGAGAGTACCCTGCACCTCGTGCTTCGCCTTCGTGGAGGTTTCTAGGAGGCCAGGCTTGAAGCCGGCGATGGTGTCCGAAACACCTCTTTCAGATTATCAACCCGCAGAGTGTTCCAAAGAGACTTTCCGCGGGCCCCAGAGTCGAACGACTCGCGGGACGGCGTACCAGGTGGCGAATTCCTAAAACCAAACATACCCTTCTTTGTAGAGGGTTCTTCTATATTCACAGTTACGTGGTTGTCTAGAGTGACCTCTATGGGGTTGCCATTCTCGAGAGCCGCATTAAATTCTCCAAAACATTCTTGAATAAAAGTTTTTCCATCCGTCTGACGCTGGGGAGGGTCTATACTGATTTCCTTGGAGATTTTCAGGGCCAAGCGTTTCATAAGCAGCGAGGCCTGCATAGCCTTGGTCTGCTTCTCGCTAATCTTGAGATAAAGCTGTATGGATCCCAAGACGCCCGTGCCTGCCGAAAGGATTGCGTTGAGAACGCTCACATATTTTTGCTCAACAAAGGAGTTGAGTCCAACGGCGGTCAGACCGTTTACGGCTGATATAACAAGGATAGGGATGTTGTAACGGCGGGCCGATGTGGAATAGGTTGTGTACTCGCTCGTAAAGTGCTTTTGGTACGCGTTACATTGCTTCTCCAACTTGATCAGAAACTGCTCGTCGCGGGGGAACCACTCCTTCATGACCGTCATCCTTACTTTCAGCAGAGAAAAAACGCACCTCAATGTCGCCCGAGACTGCGGGGAAGTTGATTAGGAGTGCGTAAGGTATTCCAGTCAAGCGCATATAGTTCTTGGCCTGGTTGACAAACTCCTCCTTGAGTTTCGTGGTTGATTTAAGTTCTACAATCATCTCTCCGTTTATAACCAGGTCTGCCCGCAGGTTACCCACGTTATGGTTCTGATACGAGACGGTGATGATGCGCTCGGTTTCGTAGGGTATGCCTCTCAGACGCAGTTCAACCTCAAAGGCGTTGTGATAGACGCGTTCGCTAAACCCGGGTCCAAGTTCGGCCCAGATCTTTTCGGCCATGGAGCGAAGGTTGATTTCCATGTTGTGTGTCCTTGAGTCTCAAGGCCTGTGACCTCTAAGTCAATGTCTATCCTGTCTATTCTCAAGCGCCTTGAGGCAACCTCGAGTCGTCTCGAGAAGGAGGCTATACTTGAAAAGCACGAGTCGAACGACGCCCTCAAGGAGGCTTTCCGCCTGGCACTCGACCCGACCATCAATTTTTATATCAAAAAGATTCCTGATGTGATAGAAAAAACCCAAAAAATAACACTTGATGCGGCCCTTTCGGATCTCGTGACGGACATCGCGTCCCGCAAGGTGACGGGGAGTCTGGCCAAAGAGCGCGTCTCGATTCTCCTGGGCTCTCTGTCTTCTGATGACCGAGAGGTTCTCAAGTTGGTCATTGGCCGCAATCTTCGGTGTGGTGTGAGTGAGTCAACTGTCGAGAAGATCTGGCCCGACCTTGTGCTCTCTTACCCGTGCCAGTTGGTCAGTCCTATGAATGGCTCAACCAAAATCAAGTTTCCTATGATGGCCCAGACCAAGATGGACGGGATGCGGTTCAACGCGATAGTGGAGAATGGGGCCGTCTCGTACCGTTCGCGAAACGGCAAGGAACTCGACCTGTTCGAGGCTCTTGACGAGGACTTTCTGACGATGGCTGACGGCGCGGACCTTGTGTTCGACGGCGAACTCCTGGTCTCTGGCCCGCAGGGCAAGGTGCTTGACCGCAAGACGGGTAACGGTCTGCTGACCAAGTTCCAGAAAGGCACGGGGACTGAAGAGGTGGCGAAGCGCATTCGGGCAGTCGTGTGGGACCGTATTCCCCTGACAGACTTTCGCCGCGGCTCGTGTAAGATGCCCTGCTATGCCCGCTGGACCCTGCTGAACGGGACGAGAACAAGGGGTATCCGTGTTGCCCAGACGACGATGATAAACAACCTGGCTATTGCCCAGGCTCTGTATCAAGAAAAACTGGATGAGGGCGAGGAGGGCCTGATCCTCAAGGACCCCGAGGGGCCTTGGGAGAACAAGAGGGTCAAGCACCAGGTCAAGATGAAGGCTGAGCTTGAGGCGGATCTGATATGCACTGGTACTACGGCTGGCACGGGCAAGTACTCTGGACTCATAGGCGCGCTGGAGGTGACGAGCGCTGACGGAAGGGTCAAGTGCTCCGTGGGGACGGGTCTGAGCGACGAGGAGCGCCGCTCGGACCCGCGCGAGTTTGTGGGAAGGGTGGTGGCGGTCAAGTATAACGCGCTGATCACCGACAAGAAGACCAAGGCGCACGCGCTGTTTCTGCCGGTGTTTGTGGAGGTCCGTCTGGACAAGGACGTGGCGGACGTTATCTAGTAGGGCCAGTTCCATAGTCTTGTAATAATTTCACTTGATCTCAAATAGTCTTGTAGGCTTTTTCGCTCCTCGCTTAGTTTGTGTTTCATCCCGTCGTCCCCTAGCGTGCATATGGTAGTCCAGTCATCCTTGAAGCGGCCGATCTGGTCCCAGCAGACGACCGTCTTGACGAGCCTCTTGGAGTCGTAGAACCGTGAGATGACGTAGTCATCACTCAGATACAACGAGGCATCTTGGCCCTTCTGCAAGGGAGGCACGTTCGGAAAACCGTAGAACGAAGATATCTTTGTCATTGTTCCAAAGCCCTGTTGGAGTATCTCGGTCGGACAGCCGTGACCTACGCGCACGTTGTAGTCTTCCGATTTTAGCCCGTAGGACTCCGCCTTTTCAGGGTACAAAAGACCTGAGTATCCCACGACTCCCCCAAACTTTTTGTAGCCCTCGAGGAGGCCGGCGACAAAGAGAGGGGAGTAGATAATATCGTCATCAATTGTTACGACGAGCGTATCTGGGTCCTTTTCAAACGAGAGTATAGGAAGGATCTTGTTTAGACAGCATCTGTCGTGCTCGAGTTCGAGCACAGTGACCCCTATGGCTTCAAGGACGGGCTTGAGCCAAGGGGCGATCTGCTCTTCGAACCGAACATACTCGTTGGGTATATTGACATACATGGCGTCCGGCTTATGCACGCCATTCTTTACACTCATAATGGACTTGACGAGGGCCACCTCCCGAGTCGGGATGACAGTCATGGTCGTGACTATTCGGGCCATGTGTATCTAAACTTTTAAATCTTTATAATAATCGTAAAGTCTGTTGAGGATAATAGGATCAAAGTATAGTCTGTTTGCGCAGTTCTTCACACGGTACTGAACAATTCCCCGCGCGTCGCTCTCACGAATGCGCTCTTCGAGGCCCTCGAGCGTGTTCTGGTCGAGATCCATCCACCAGTCCTGCCGAAGCACGGATATCCCACAATTTAGCATAAATAAACCTATTTTCGCGTCATCGCACGGACAAGGGTCTCTCTCGAGAATAAGCCGATGGGTTATCATTCCCCGGACAACGTCCATTGAATAAACAATTCCAGAACCTGATATAAATTCCCATGGAGGCCACGCGAGTGACCCCGCATCCCACTTGCGGCCCGTGTAGACGCCCTTTCTTGGCAGATGTTCAAGAACTTTTTTCAATCGAGGGATTACCCAGAATGAGCCGAGTGTTGTCGTCAGCAAGAAATCATATTCAAAGTTTTGGTCAACATACGTTAATATATTCATGCCAAACGCGAGGAGCTCGGAGTCTGCGCGACGGCCGGGTAACCATACAGAGTTTCCGTCTCTGCGCCACTCACCTTTGGGTATAGTCGCGTCCGTCTTGCAGAACACCACTGTAAAGTCAGGGTCTAGAGCCGCAATTGTTCTTTCCCATACTTTTTTGCTCTCGAGAAAGACTCGGGGGTCGCCGCCTGTCCGGGACCAATCAACAGTAGGATCATCTATATAGTCAGTGGGATCCTCTATGGCAATAACACACTTCATATAAAAAGGTCTGTTTACTCTTTTATATGAAGATTCTCGTGACCGGAGGACTCGGTTTTATAGGGTCAAATTTTGTAAAGCACATACTTTCCACTTCAGAGCACGAGATTGTGAATATTGACAAGTGCGACTACATGGCCCGTGAGAGGAATGTTCCAGAGCAGAACCGCTATACGTATATCCGAGGTGACATAACGGAACGTTACCATATGGTACACATTTTTCGCGAACACCAACCCGAGGTCATCATCCACTTTGCTGCGCAATCGGAGGTGACACGGAGTTTCGACTCGGCCTTTCAGTACACAAAGGACAACGTTCTAGGGACCCACGTTCTTCTCGAGACGGCCAAAGACTATGGAAAACTCAAAAAGTTTATTCACATAAGTACGGATGAAGTCTACGGAGAGGTTGGCCCTTTGGCCACCTCGGATGAGCGTTCGCCCCTAAACCCGAGCAATCCCTACTCGGCCAGCAAGGCGGCGGCGGAGCTCTATGTTCGAGCCTATGCGAATGCGTACAAGATCCCTTGTATCATTACACGAGGAAACAACGTCTTTGGGCCTCAGCAGTATCCTGAAAAGGTCATCCCCCTCTTCATAACCCAGATACTTGACGGAAAAGACGTCACCATCCACGGCGACGGGTCGACCCGCCGAAACTTTATTCACGTGGATGACGTGTCCCGTGCCGTGTCTTGCATTCTATCCAAGGGGGAGGTGGGCCGGACGTACAACATAGGAAGCCGCCACGAATACTCTGTCCTTGAAATATTTGAAAAGATTAATTCAATCATGGGTTCAAGGGGTCGCTCTGTGTTTGTAACGGATCCGCGTCCCCATAACGACTCGCGTTACGCTATAGATAGTACGGCCCTCAGAGAACTCGGTTGGTCTGAAACGCAAGAATTTGAGGGAAAGTTAAGGGAAACTGTTTATTGGTACATAAAAAACAGAGCCTGGTACTAGTAAATGAAGGTTTCAGACTATGTGGCAAAGTATCTGAAGGAGAAGAATATTACACAGGTTTTCTCTGTGACCGGAGGGTTCGCCATGCATCTGAACGACTCTTTTGGCCAGGCCCTTGACGTTGTTTATCAGCACGGGGAGAACCCCTGTGGTTACTCGGCCATGGGGTACTCGAAGATGAGCCAGAGGCCGAGCGTTGTGTGCGTGACGGCTGGGTGTGGCGCCACGAACGCCATAACCCCTTGCCTTGTGGCCTATCAGGACAGTGTGCCCATCTTCTTCATAAGCGGGGCTGTTCCAAGCAAGGAGAACGTCAGGTATCTCAAGCACTCAACACGCATATATTCGGGTTCAGACTGCGACATCATAGATGCTGTAAAGAATATGACAAAGTTTTCTTACGAGTTGTGCGATCCTGCAGAGACGCTGGCCGTGCTTGACCAGTGCATCTGGAACCTGACGAGAGGTCGGCCAGGGCCCGTATGGCTCTCTATTCCACTTGATGTTCAGTCGATGCAGATACCGGAAACCATGGAAGGATGGTCCCCCGAACCTGGGAAAGAACCATTGACTTTTCCGGTGGATAAGTGGCTCGACGCAAGGCGGCCAGTTTTGCTTGTGGGCGGGGGAGTTCGAAGCTCTGGAACGGAGCGCCTTCTCGAAGACTTTGTGAATAAGCACAAGGTTCCTGTCGTGTGTTCTTTTTTCGGAACAGATCTTGTACCGGACTATAATATCGGCCGCGTTGGAATTATAGGTGATCGCGCGGGCAACTTTACTATTCAAAATGCAGACCTTGTCCTAAGTCTAGGGTGTCGTATGGGCAAGCCTATAATGGGATACAGGCCGGACTGGTTTGCTCCAAATGCTCACACTATATGTATAACAGAACTCTTCGAGTTTTTCGGTTCTACTATTCCTGATAAGGATGCAACCGAGTGGCTCGAAAAGACCCTAAAATGGAAGGCTATGTGGGCCCGTGAACTTCCGAACCCAGGTGACCCATCGTGCCCTTATAATATTTTGAACAAGTTTTTTGATATAAAACCCTCTGAAGGAGTGGTTGTTTCGTCTTCTGGTTCTATAGTATGTGCAGCTTGGCATCAGTGTGTAATCAAGCAGGGGGACCGCTATATAATGAGCGGACATGGAGATATGGGCTATGAGATCCCGTGCGCAATTGGCTGTGCCATACAAAGCGGGAAGACGACGTGGGTCATAGTCGGTGACGGGTCTTTCCAGTTTAATATTCAAGAACTACAGACTATAAAAAGTCTTGATTTACCAGTCAAGATTCTCTATTTTAATAACGGTGGCTACGGGGCTATCCAGATAACGCAAGACAGTTGTTTTCAGCGGCGTTTCGGAGTGGAGGTTCCTTGCCCTGACGTAAAAAAGGTGTGCTACGCGTGGGACCTACAGTACTTTACGAGTATAGAAGATGCTATTGCTTTTCACGGCCCGTGCCTTGTCGACATCCCCTGCAAAGTTCAGCAAAGGTATCCACGCTTGAGTAACTTTATGAATCCAGATGGCACGTTTGATAACCGGCCTATGCACGATATGTGGCCCTTTCTAGATCGCGATGTTTTGAATAAAGAAATGTCTCTCGTGTAATCTAATGCACATAGGAAGATTAATTACAAAATTTAATTGTATTGGAATAAAAACGTCACTTGAAGACGAGGGGGCCTGTTTGAACGACATCACAAGGCTTCGCCATCTTACAGCAAAGAATGGTATTAAGCTATCAGTTAAAATCGGCGGACCAGAGGCAAAGACTGATATTAAACTCGCGTCGGAACTGTGCTGCGACTCAATAGTCGGTCCGATGATCGAGACAAAGTATGCTCTCGAGAAGTATATAGACGCGACCGACAATATAGGGATGCCCCGTGGTATCAACATTGAAACTATTACAGCCATCAACAATCTTGATTTGCTACTGAGTATAGGTTCAAATATAGACTACTTTACTATTGGCCGGGTAGATCTTGTTGGATCGATGGGCATATCCAGGTCTGAAATAGATTCTCCTGATATAATGAAAATTGTAACAGAAACCTTCCGAAAAGTCAAAGTTCTGAACAAACCGACATATATGGGCGGCTCTATAAGCAAGTCGTCTCGTGCATTTGTAGAAAATCTGTACTATGAAGGCCTCCTGGATTATGTAGAAACACGATATATTATAATGAAACTCACACCCGAACTATTTGAAGTATGGGACGAGGCCATCACGAGTGCGCATGAGTTCGAATATCAATGGATGGAATATCTCGGCCAAAAAGCCCACACACTTGCCAAGACATTTCACAAAAGAACAGAACTCGTAAAACCCCGAATTCATCGCTCCTTTGTAATTGATGAAACCACGGTGACTTGGGACCCGGCCGATATGAGCTTGGACGCGTTTGATATCAAGACGCCCGCCAGTTATCGTGTAAGTTTTTCAGATAAACTTCCAGAGTTCCGTGACGGCGATTTTGTTATTATTGATAAGAATCTTCGTAAATATATAGGAACCCGCGGGCACTATTATGAGATTGACGCAGTCGAGAAGAACAAAAATATTAATACAGTGATGTCTGTTATATCTCATATGTCAAAACCCACGCGCGTTGTAGTTATAGGCGGCGGTATTGTTCAAGACATTGGAGCATTTGTTAGTACTATATTTAACAGAGGTATTGAATGGGTTTACTGGCCCACGACGTTGCTTTCTATGGCCGATAGTTGCATAGGATCAAAAAGCAGTCTAAATGGTGATTTTTCAAAGAATAATATCGGCACTTTCAGCTCGCCTTCAGAAGTTATAATAAATACCCAGTTCCTGAATACGCTGAGTGCACGTGACATCGCATCTGGCAAAGGGGAGATCCTCAAGTTGTGTATTATAGGCGGGGCGCTTGATATATACGAAAAGAGTTCAAGCATGACTGATTTGATAAAAGTTTCACTTTTGATCAAGCGTGCAGTAATAGAACGCGATCCTTACGACAAGGGCATACGAAGGGCCCTCAACTATGGACATACCATAGGTCACGCAGTGGAATACATGTCAGACTACGCCATCCCTCACGGAGTTTCTGTCGTGTTTGGGATTCTCTCCGTGAATAGAGTATTCGGCTATTGTGATACAAAAGTAGAAAAGCTCTGTTACGATCTCATAGAGGGCCTATCGGTAAACTTTGATTTTTCTTCATTAAAAAGAGTACTCTTGGAGGATAAGAAGGTAACAGGCAACTCTTTGAAATTTATCGTGCCTATTAGCCAAGGAAATTTTAAGTTTGAAACTCGAGAAGTTTCTGATATTTTGTGCGAGACAATAAAAGATTCGTTTGTATAGTCTACATATGGTAGTTCTCATATTTGGCGAAACTGGATCTATAGGACAGTTTCTGTCTAAAAAGTTTCGAGAGGCGGGAAAGACTGTCATTGGCGCATCTCGAAACTTTGCGGTTGATGATGTCCCTGACGTAGAGGCGGCCATATGGTGCCAAGGCGTCAATATCAACGACAAAATTGGTGAAATAGATTATGAAAACTACGCTGCAGTTGTTGATGGAAATCTTGGATACGTTGTCAAGACATTAGACGCTCTCGTGAAGGCTGGAAAGTTGGTGTCCGGATCTCGCTGTCTTGTGATAAGTTCTCTGTGGCAAGAGTTTTCAAGAGATAATAAGTTTTCATATACAGTATCTAAAGCAGCACTCGGTGGTCTCGTGAGAAGCTGCTCTATTGATCTCGGCTCTCAAAATATCTTCATAAACGCCCTCTTGCCCGGACCAGTGGACAATCCCATGACCCGAAGCAATCTTGGCCCCGAACAGATTGCCAAACTCCCCGGGTTTGTTCAACTCGAAGATCTGTGGCAACTTTCTCGCTATCTATGCTTGTTCAATAATTCTACAAATGGGCAGTCTATTATAGTTGATCTAGGGTTTTCGGTAAGAAAAATGTAAATAAAAGAACAAATACTTTATATAAAATGAAACCATGTGTTCTAGGTTCCAACGGCTTCATAGGGCGCAACCTCGTCAGAGATCTTGGGGCGACGGCCATATCACACCAAGATCTGGACCTCACAGACCGTGCAGCGGTCGACTCTTTTTTTGAAAATAATATTTTTGATCTAGTCATTCACTGTGCGGCCGTCGGGGGGAGTCGTCTCGTCAAGGATGATGAAAAAGTTTTTAAAAATAATATTTCAATGTTTGAGAATGTTGCACGACACTCGCACAAGTTTAGGCGCCTCGTGTGGTTCTCGAGTGGTGCGGCCCTCTGTGCACCAGAGACCCCCTATGGCCGTGCCAAGCAAGAGTGCGAGAGACTCGCACGGGCCATCCCCAACTGTCAGGTCTTTAGGATCTATGGGTGTTATGGCCCCGACGAGCCATCTACCCGCTTCATATCTTCATGTCTTTCTGGCCAAGTAAAAATTCATGAAAATAAATATTTTGATTTTTTTTGGGTCGGTGATATTCACAAAGTCGTGACTAATTTTACAAAGTGTGACGGTCGGGTCCGGGATCTGGTCTACGAGACCAAACGCACCCTGGCCGAGGTGGCGCGTTTGAACGGCATCTCAGCAGAGGACACACCCCTTGGGCTTTCCTATATTGGAGAATTCAATGAGGAGATTGCAGACGCGATCGGCGTCCGCGATAGACATCCCGTGATGGGCCCCGAGTAGGAAGGCGTCGCCCATGATGGCGTCCGAGTTCGGAAAGGCCTGCAGGTACTTGTCTCTGTAAGCAGGGTGGCGCGTGATGTTTCCAGCGAAGCACACCCGGGTCTGAACCCCGTGGTTCTCTAGAAATGTGAGGAGTTCGAGGCGCTTGCCCGGCTTGCACATCAGCGGGATGGCGAGCCAGTTGGGCCGGAAGGTGTCGTTGGGCAAGGTGTACTCGGAGTCCTTCAGTCGCTCGAGGTAACGCTCGAATACAGCCCGTCTCTTGGCCAGCAGGTCGTCGAGCCGGGCCCACTGCGCGAGTCCAAAGGCGGCATTCATCTCGCTCGCCTTGAGGTGATACCCGAGGGCTCCATAGAGAAACTTCCAGTCGTACGGGATCCCATCGACCGAGTGGTTGAAGCGCTCAGAGGGCTCCTCGATATTGTCGCCGATGCGGCCCCAGTCCCGGAACATGATGGCCCGCTTGAGCAGGGCCGGGTCGTTGAACATCACCATGCCGCCCACGCCGCCGGCCGTGATGACGTGGCTCGCGTAGAAGCTCGTGGTGGACAGGTCGGACCATGGAGTCTCTGTGACAGTGTCGGCCGAGTCCTCGAAGAGGATCAGGTCCGGGAAGGCTTCGCGGATCGCCTTCCAGTCTGGGGTGTTGCCTATGAGGTTAGGAATAAGGAGGACTTTGGTCTTTGGGGTGACGACGGCCCGGATATTCTCCACACTCGGAACGTAGTACCCGCCAGCCTGCACGTCACAGAAGACGGGCTTGGCGCCCACCTGAATAATAGGAGCAACGGTGGTTGCAAAGCCGCAGGCAGGGGTCACTACCTCATCATCGGGCCCAAGGTCAAGCGCGCAGAGGCCGAGGAGGATGGCACTCGACCCCGAGTTGACAAAGAGGCCATGCTTCTTTCCGAACCGCGCGGAAACCTTCTCCTCGAACTCTAGAGTTCGCGGACCGAACCCTGCCAGCCAGCCGTCGCGCAGGCAGGCCTCGACCGCCTTGATCTCCGCCTCTCCATACGCCTCGAACTGGTTCGGGGCATACCAAATCTTGCGCTCCATATAAAAGATTAGAAAGTTTATCTTTTATATGGACCTCATTGTTTCTGTATTTATAACTGACAAACGCTGGTCTCATACAGTCAACTTTTGTCCAAACCGTTTTAGTAGGTTTGACATCTTCAAAGAGACCCTGAAAAGTTATACGAAATTTAAGTTTGACAAAGTTCTTCTTTTTGTAAAGTTGGATGATAACTACGCCGAAAGATGGCCCGAACTTGCGGAGTACTGTGCGGAACTTTTCGGCCCGAAGGCTAGCCTCGAACCCAGACGACTTGAGAAACAAGAGGAGTGGGTCCCTATTATTTCACAAATATCTGAAAATAAATTAATATTTTTTTGTCAGAATGATGATCACGTCTTCATAGACTTTGACATGGAGGTTTTTAACGAAGGGCTGGACTTGTTGAAGCAGGATCCGTATCCAAAAAAGGGCCTTGCTTATTCCCACTGGCCCGAATGCATCAGGATTGCGGGTCTTGGCGCGTCGCAACGCATGGGTAAATCATATATAAAGTTTATAAAGAATTTCAAGGATCCTTTGTTTATATGGAGCCAGCCGGTGTTGAAGGAGATATTTATAGATAATAAGTGGCCCGAGACTCTATGGAAACCTGGTATGACTGATGCGTTGCCCTTTGATATATCCCCTTATCACGTATATGTTCCCCTGCGGGAGTTGTGTCGTCACTTTGACGGATATCTTCACGTGGAAATGAGCGAGGACGACTTTCCCAAATTAACCCTTCCTTTGGGTAATTTCAGGTTTACTGAAAGCCATTTACGGGCCCGTTTCCGAACGCCTCACAAAGGAGATCACTATTGGCTCCCGTCAAATATTCCCAAAGAATGGGAGGATACGATGATTGAACTCTACAAACCCATCACGGAGTAGGACGCGCCTGCCTTTCAAAGTTTTTGTAAAAGTCTGCGTATTTTAGGGCCTCCTGAAAGTTCTTCTCTACACTGTCCAAGTGCTTGGCATAGTGGCCCTCGTCAAGACTGTTTATTTTTTTCAGCAGATCTCGACCATCCTCAAATATTATCCACCCGGTAGTGTCGAAGAACTCGGACACGTTCGGGCACCCCCAATACATGGGGATGGTTTTCATGATGAGGCAATCTATCAACTTTTCAGAAAAATAGTTTTCTTGCCGTGAGTTTTCGATCGTGACGGAGTACTGAAAGTCGCGGAGGATGCTCGCCTTGTTTTCATAGTTTAGTACGGGGTTGTTATTAATATCAGGGACTACATAGTCATAAAAAGGTATCTCCGAGCGATAGAAAACACAGTTCTTGGGAAAGTGGTTCTGGTTAAGATGCAAGTTGAGCCGGAGGCCATGGCCATACGCCAAGGGCCACCCGCGTTTAGAGCTTGCCCAAAAAGAAATTTTAAATTCTTTTTTAGAAACATCTACAGACGCAATCTCCTCCTCCGTCATTCGTGTGTAGTTCCCCAGTATCCTTACAGCAGTGTCTGGGAAGGCTTTGAGAACCCCTGCGTCGCATGTGTAGATCCTGTGAAACCGGTGGCCGTTTTCAAGGGTTGGCCCCCGCACGGGTACTATGGCCTCGGGCTCGAACATGAGCAGGATGAGTTTGCGGCCGTCCTCGTGGTAGAGTGGGTTGTCTACTACTACAGTCGAGTCCTCTGGAAAGATATCAGGCGAAAACTTGGACGCATCCACATCGCCTCTTAATATTTTAAAAGGCATTATAACAAAATATTAGTTCTTCTTTTTAGATATAAGCTCGTTGATGATATCACCAAGTGACAGAGTGATGTCCCACTCTGGATAGTCCGTCTTGAACCGGGTGAGGTCAGACACGTACCATATGTGATCCCCCGAACGCTCCTCACTGATAAATTCTAGTTTATTGTACGCTGGATCTATCATTGCGACCGCCTCGAGGATGCTCACCGAGTTGGCCCGGCCTCCTCCTATGTTATAGACAGCGCCCGACCTGGGTTTCTTGTGGAAGGCCATGAAGGCTCTGGCCAGATCATACGCGTGGATGTTGTCCCGGACCTGCTTTCCCTTGTAACCAAAAACCTTGTACGGCTCGTTGTTTGCCACGCACTTGACGAGATATGCGAGGAACCCGTGCTCTTGGGCCCCTTGGTGGTCTGACCCCGTGATGCAGCCCCCTCGGAAGCACACTGTATTCATATTGAAATAACGTCCGTATTCTTGGACGAGAAGGTCGGCGGCCGCCTTGCTTGCCCCGAACAGCGAGTGCTTGCACTGGTCTATTGACATTGTTTCATCAATATCTTTTGAAAACTCATACCGGGTGGGGAGCTCCTCCACGGGCAGTCGGTTGGGCGTGTCCCCATAGACCTTGTTGGTTGACATGAATATGAAGCTGGCGGCGGGGCAGTACTTGCGGGTCAGTTCAAGCAGGTTCAGGGTTCCTAGAGCGTTCACCCCAAAGTCAGTGAAGGGCTCCTTGGCCGCCCAGTCATGGGACGGCTGTGCTGCACAGTGGATTATACAATTTATAAAATTATTTTTAAAAATATTTTCAAGAGATCCATAGTCACGGATATCCGCGGAGCAGTGGGTGAAGTGCCCGGCGAACCGGGCCTCGAGGCCCTCCCTCACTTCATCAGTGGAAGTTCCGAAAAAATACTTTCGCATGTCGTTGTCGACACCGATCACGTCAAAGCCCTCATCAATAAAAAGTTTTACAGAATTTGATCCGACGAGACCGGACGAACCAGTGATGAGACATACTGGCCTCATTTGTTTTTCCATGTTTTATTTTTTTATTAAAGAAGTCGCGGCTACAGTAACACATGGCGTTCGAGAGTGTATCTCAGGCAAGTCAGGACCTTTTTGTTTATAAGATTCTCGGCAAGAACCCTTCTGGAACCTTTATGGACCTAGGGTGCCAGGACCCCAAGCACATCAGCAACTCGTGGGCCCTCGAGAAGTTTTGTGGGTGGAAGGGGGTCTGTATCGATCTTGAGGACTATTCGGAAAAGTTCAAGCAAGAGCGTTCAGCAACCTTTCTTCAGCTTGATCTCCTCAAGGATGACTGGTTCGACAAGTTCGCGGCCAGCTGCCCATTTGACTGGACTCAACCAATTGACTATCTTTCGTTTGATGTGGACGAGGCAACGCTTGGAGTTCTCCCCAAGTTTCCTTTTTACAAACTAAAGTTCAAGTTGTTGACTGTTGAGCATGACAAGTACCGGTTTGGACAGAGGACGCAGGACGTGATCGCCACTATACTGGCCGCCTACGGGTATCGTCCTGTATGTACCAATGTTTCGTGCTACAACAACGGACAACCATATGAGGACTGGTGGTATCATCCAGATCTCATCGAGGAGTCGCAGATCGCCCGGTTCCGCTGTGACAGCCTTGACGGTTCCGTGATCGCCGCTCGCTAGTCCCCACGTTTTTTATGCAGCCCCCGCTGCTTTTTCAAAAGTACCGTATTTCACGAGACTT